ACACTGACGGGCATACGCCGAACACCACGGCAGACATTTACCGCTACCAAGATGCCACGGGTGGATACACGTCTGGCGCGATGACGTGGGTCAACGAACCTACGAGTGCAATCGGGTTGGTGTTCTTAAACGCCGTTGCCGCTCAAGCTACGGCTGATGGAAAGGTAACTACCTTCTACCAAGACGGCATCCCTACCTCTGAAGGAATAGGCGACTTATGGGTTGATACCAATGACAGTAACAAAATCTACCGTGCGGCGAGTGCTGGAGCTACTACTATTGCAGCTGGTCAATGGGTATTAGTCAGACAGGAAGACTCTCCTGGTGATTATACTGAAACGGTTATTGACGGCGGGGTTGTAACTACTGGAAGAATAGAGGTAAAGGATAAGAACGCTGTTACCAATGCCGGTATAACAGGATCGACTACCGAAACTGCCTCTAGTAGTATTCGAATATGGGCAGGAAATACTTATGGGAATAGGACTATTGCGCCGTTTAGAGTTACACAAGCTGGTATTTTATACGCGACAGGCGCTACAATTTCAGGAGTATTGACAGCAGATACGGGATACATCGGTGGAACTAGTGGCTGGGTAATCGCCGCTGGCAAAATGACTGCTAGCGGAATCGGGCTTGCTACTACAACTGGTGATGCCACCTATGCGTTCTGGGCTGGTAGCAACACACCGGCTAGTGCTGAGTTTAGAGTAACTCACGCTGGCAAGCTATATGCGACAGGCGCTGTAATTTCAGGCACAATTACAGCCACTTCCGGTGCATTCTCAGGGACAATCACTTGCACTGGTACTATTTCAGGCGGAACGATTACTGGCGCTGTACTACAGACTGCCGTGTCCGGTGGAGCGAGGGCTGTTATGGCACCGTCGGGTGACCAGACTCACGGTTTCTTGATCTATGACGCTAATGATAACTTGTCAGTCGAGTTGTATGATAGTTCTGGCGGATTTCTAAAGCTTAGAGACGGTGCAGGCGGAAACGAAATATACCTATCGGCTGGGACGACACCTCCGGAATTGCATTTTTACGCCACAGGAAAGTTTAGTACTGTTGGAGCTATGACGATAGATTCTTCAGGCTCTGCTATCTCAATGACTGCGTCCTCTTCTATCACGGTCGCCGCTGGTTCTAGTATTAAACTAGACGCTGTAACAACTCTTGAATTAGAAGCAAACGGAACAATGACATTGGATGCTAACGGAGCGTTCACGCTATTGGGTTCAAGTTCAGTCACCATGACAAGCACATCTATGACTCTTAATTCTTCCGGAGCTATTAAGATAGACAGCAGTGCTTCCACTGTAGAATTAGAGGCCTCTACCAGCATTACAATTGACGCAGGGCGAGACATATTCATGCATGCTGGCAACACTGCCTATCACATCTTCCTGAGCAATTTACCTACTAGTGACCCAGAAGAAGTCGGCGCTTTGTATGCGCCAGGAAGCTACGTAAGAATATCAGAGGGATAATTTAAGGAAACTAAATGCACTCAGACCTAAAAAGTTTATACGAAATGACAGAAAGTCTTCCACCTTTGCCAGTCATACACAAGAACGGCACGATCGAAGTGGATATGCAAGCCGGTGAGTCAGTATCAACTGGCTTGATGAACATATCTAACGTGGCTGTATGCGACACTGAAATAGCTGAAGACTCTATGTCTCCAGTGCATGCCCACAAAGAAAGAGAATGGTTCATCTTGTACGAAGGAGACTTGATCGTCGTTATCTATGACAGCACTACGGAGACTCATCACAAGGTAGTAAAGACAGAATATGCGTTAGACCCTGGGGATTATTTCTTCGTTGAGGCAGACGTTAGACATGCTGTTGGTTCGCAGAATGGTGCGAAGCTAATCGCTATCTCTGTTCCTCGCTCGGAGGTGTTTCCAAGTGTCAGATCAGGATAAGATAAGGTACCCTTGGAGAGAGTGGAGTGTGGCGGTAGTAAAAAATATGGCTCGTTATGAAAAAAGGTTAGACGACCACGATATCAGGCTAGATGAGATATGTGAGCGATTGACAGCCATTGAAACTAACAAGAAAAATGATCATCGGTGGAAGTCAATGTTGTTCGGATTCATAGGAGCAGTCGTGCCTTTGGCGCTTACTGCACTTGGTATGTGGCTTGCTTACAGATAGCCGACTTGACGGAACGTGTTTGATGTGCTACACTACAAACAACAGGAGGGAATTATAGAGAGGCTTTTGCAGGATGAACAACAAAATTAAGGAGGAAACAATGTTTGAAAAGCTCAAATCACGAAAGTTTTGGATGGCAGTTGCTACAGCAGGGTGTGCATTTTTCCTTGCAGTAGGCGGAGCTATTGAGTGGACGTTTGCACTCACAATTATTACAGCATCACTTGGTAGCTTTATTGGTATCGAAGGTTTGGCTGACGCTCTTGGGCGTCTCAAGAAATAGGAGGATTAAATGAAGAATAAACTAGCAGCATTTGTACTAGCAGTATTGATGATTTTTAGCGTTTCAGCGTTCGCAACTGGTCCGTTGCTTGGGGTATCTTATATCCCAGTGGCAGGCAACTTTGCAGCGTTGTCTTTCGGGTATGATTTCGGTCCTGTGAGCCTTGAATTCCAGAAAGCGAATCTAAATACTGTCGCAGGGATATGGGCTACAGGTCTTCTATGGACCCCACAAATCGAAAGCTTCGGATATAGAGTTGGAGCAGATCTATTGTTGGAATATTGGACAGGACCGCAGTGGGTGGCCGGTGTTTGGGATGCTAGAGTCGCTGGTCTTTACTACCAAGGATTCAATTTCGTGCTTGGTGTCTCAAAGACCTTTGGCCCTATTCAGCTGTATGGTCAACTCAACTTGAATCCAAATGCAACTCTGTTTGTGGTTCCAGTTATCGGATTCAACATTCTTTTTGGAGACTTGATTCCAGACGTAACAATCTAGCAACATTATAGCCCAACGTGGCGGGGTGTAAAAACCCCGCCTATTTATCTTCTTGGGAGGGATGATATGAAACTAAAAATTACACTAACTATTTTGACTTTGGCTCTACTGGCTTTTCTAACTGGCTGTCTTCCTTCAAGCACAGCTGGTGTTCTAACTCTATTTGCACCTGATTCAGCTTATCCTCCGTGCGAGGTCACTTTGATTGCTCAGGGTGTAATTGGAGGACAGTATACATTCACTGTCGAAGGTAAAACATACACACAGAATGGCAATTCATTCACTGTGACTATCGAAGACTTGCCTTGCACGGTTGAAGTGTTATGGGAAAGTGAAAGCGGAGAATTCCAGATAGCGAAAGCATGGATTGGCTTGACTAATACTGGACCATATATTGGCACTCCAGTTCTAAACGGGATTGCAAACCTATGGTGGATTCATCCAAAAGGTAGATATATTGTAACATTCCCAGACGCTCAAGATTTTGAGGGCGGAGACGTCAGGCTTGTCAATGTTACAGTATACAATACTGGACAGAAGACTGAAAACTCTGTGTTTTGCACTCCAAATCCTGCGGTCTACAACACAACTCTAGATACTGGTGAAGTTCTTGAGAATGCGTTCATGTTCTTCTCAATGTGGAATGGAAAGATTGATGCAATCATTAACGACTACGATGAGTGGGAAGACTTGATTGATTATTATCTAGGAGACAAAGTCCAACTAGAATTGGTAGGATATAGGTGTATAAAAGACATTGATTACAGTGAAGACGGGACAAGAAAACCAGTGGTGAATTTCAATTACTGGGAAAAAATTGGTCCTGTAGAAGCTGGATCGAGCCTTCCTTATTCTCCACCAGATCGTGGAGTAGCTGGGTATCCAGGTGCTGGACTAGCATGCCTATCGTGGAACAAAAACTTTATTCCTAGCGGAGATACAGTTATCACAGCGACTTTTGAAGATGAAAGAGGCGCGACTACTACTGAGTCGTGGTCAATTCCGACAACATCATATCCAGGCTGTTGAGACAATAATCCTCCCTTAATAGGAGACATAGGTAAGCAATTAGCAGGTGATTAACGTCACCTGCTTTTTGTTTGCTTTTTTTACAGAAATCGAGTACAATCATTCATACAATATTTTTCTAGGAGGGGACATGGAACTGTTTCAAACGGCAGAGAATCTACAAGGGTTTGCTAAGATCGGACTATACGGCCTAGCAGGCAGTGGGAAATCAACAACGGCAATTAAGATAGCTGTAGGACTATCACAGATGGAGAAGACACCACGACCTATCTATTATCTTGACACTGAAACTGGAAGCGACTGGTTTGTTGAACGTATGGCTGAACTAGGCATCCCGTTTAAGAGTGCTAAGAGGAGAGACTTCAAAGCGCTGCGAGAATCAATAGACCTTGCCGAGAAAGACGGCGCTGTATTGATCATCGATTCTATCTCGCATTTCTGGAGTGAAATCAAAGACTCGTACATGAAGCAGAAGAAGTTGAAGTTCATGAGGATGACTGACTGGGGACCGGTCAAAAATATGTGGAACGAGGGTTATGCAACTAGATTTACCAATTCGAATGCGCACATAATTGTATGTGGTAGAGTTCAAGATACTTACGAGACGATAACTGAAGGTAACGCCCCTGAATTTATTCGAACAGGCGATAGGATGCGAGCAGAGAAAGACTTCTCTCACGAACCATCACTTGTTCTTAGAATGGAATCTATCCCAGTCGCCAAAGAAGATCTAGAAAAGGCTAAGACCAGGAAGGAGCGGCAAGGAATCAAAGTAAAGTCAGATATGTTGATTCGCGCTTACGTGATGAAGGATCGTTCAGATGCTATGAACGGGATGCGGATAGATTTCCCGTCGTCTGATGACTTCCTGCCTCACTTTGCTGCGATCAACCTTGGTGGCAAGCATTTTGGTGTAGACGTAACTGAAGATAGCCAAGAAATCTTCGATAATGAAGACGTCAATGAAGGCGTATCTAAGTGGAAGTCTCTTTGTGCTGATGCCTGTGAGGAATATACTGTCGCCAAATTCAGAAAGTGGTGGCCTGATAACAAGGTGAAGATCCTTGAAGACTGTGGAGAAGTTGGAGCAGCACAGGTTTACAGCTACTACACAGGATTAGGTAAGAAGAAATCTAAATGAAGATCCTAACATTCGAGCAGCAAACACCTGAGTGGTTCGATGCAAGGAGGGGGATTCCTACTGCGTCTAACTTCTCTAAGATACTCACCACCAAAGGTGAAAAGTCCAAGCAATGGAACAGCTATCGTAACAAGCTTGCTGCTGCTCGCGTATCTGGAGTGGATGAAGAACCATTTACATCTAAATCAATCCAAAAAGGCATAGAACAAGAAGCTGAAAGCAGACTAGTCTACGAAATGTTTGAGGAAGTTTTCGTTGATGAGGTAGGTTTTTGCCTGAGTGACTGCGGTCGCTTCGGTGCCAGTCCTGACGGACTAGTGGGTAAAGACGGGATGGTTGAGTTAAAGAATCCTAAAGGAGAGACTTTAGTTAAGTACACATTGAGAGACAAACTACCGTCTACTTATTTTCAACAGGTACACGGTCAAATGTACGTAACTGGCAGAAAATGGTGTGATTTTGTAAGCTATAGTCCTGGACTTCCACTGCTGACGGTCAGAGTCAAACCAAGCCGTATGTTTTACGATGCCCTTGACATGTATCTGCCAATGTTTTGTGATGAATTGGATGAAGTTTGTAGAATACTAGAAGAAAAGAAAAGGAGACAACATGAACAACTTTAGCGCAATTGGTAATCTGACATTTGATCCTGCTGACGCACTACAGTTTACACCTAGTGGACAAGCACGGTTACGATTCCAGATTGCTATCAACAATCGAAAGAAGAACGCACAGACAGGGGAATGGGAAGACGCGGCCGAGTTTCCTTACTTCGTTTGCTGGGGTAAGCAGGCAGAAAATCTTGCGGAGTATCAGAAAAAAGGCGGCAAGCTAGGAGTCACTGGACATATTTCAGCTGGATCTTATGAGAAGGAAGGCGAGAAGAAATACTTCCTTGACCTAGTTGCTGATCGTGTTGAGTATCTGTCACCAAAACCTGCTACCAATGATTCTGGCAGCTACGAACCGCCATCAGCGACTGCTCCTTACGTTCCTAATACTGCTGAGGAAGTGCCTTTCTAGACTTTCACACCCACGTTAAGCGGCGGCTGATGTTCGTGTTAGCCGTCGCTCTTATTTTTATCGGGAGGATCATGGCTAAGATATCATTCAAAGACTGGAGTAGATATGCTATCATTAAGTTTCACAAACAGTACGGATCATCCTTGTCCGAACAAGGAGTCACACCGTTACAAATTCTCGTTGCAGTCTTGGACCACACTCCAGGATTCAGAGACATCCCAGAAGTACAAGCAGATAATTGGAAGCCAATCTTCCAGTTGCTTTCCTCCATGTACAATACAGATAACAGTAGAGGGATACGTCCATCACATTCTGCAGTTATGCAAGCTGCAATCAATTTTAGTGAGATTCCAAAACCTCTGTCCGGAGGATACTCTCTCCGTTATCTTTTCGTTGCCTTAAGAGAAGAGGCGGTGAAGATAACAGCTGATCAGTATGAGGTAAAGGACAAGAAGATTCCTAGTTTCGCAGATTTCGGCATCAAAGTGTAGGGAGGGTTAGTGAAGCAGATAAGTGACTTTGGAATCGAGGAGATGGTATTAGGCACAGTTATTTTGTATGGATCTGAAAGACTTCATACTCTTGTACAGAAATTCAAACCTGAGTTGTTCTGTTCGCATCCTAGACATATTCAGGTAGCGGAGGCTATCAGTTGGTTAATAGACCAAGGGATAGAAGTAGAATTGATGAACGTCATCGCCAGACTTGAGAAGATAGACAAACTTGAGACAGTCGGTGGCAGGATGTATTTCACTAAGCTGATGAATGTTCTATGGTCTGATCAAATGCTAGATCATCACCTAGACTTACTAGAAGAGTATAGGATCAAAAGACAAGCAGAAATGTCGGCTTCACTAATAGCAGTCGAAGCTGGTAAGAAAAACTCAGATGTAGTAGACCTTCAGCGACTTGCTAGCCAGTTGTCAGACACAATGTTATTGTCTAGCGGCAAAAGCAAAGAAGAATTCATATCTAAGGTAGTTGAAGACTTTTCTACTGTGATGATCAACAAAGCGCTTTCGAATGATTGGGGAATGTCGTCTGGCTTCTATAACATAGACGTGAAATTAAAGGGCTTAACGCCTGCTTATTACTTGCTAGCAGGACGTCCGGGCAATGGCAAGACAGCATTCGCACTGAACATGGCATATCGTCAAGCAAGGAAAGGACATACTGTAGGCTTCCTCAGCATTGAGATGAGTAGAGAGGAATTGCTAGGCAGGCTGACAAGCATACATCTAAAGAGGTGTTGGTATGACAGAGACAAAACTCAGTCAGACGAAGAGTTCAGAGCGGAAATACAGTCAACACATATGGCAATCGCTGCATTACCGCTGGTTATTGATGACACTCCATATAAAACCGTCGAAACTGCCATCGGCGCTGCCTATAGGATGCGTTTCTCGGCCAATCCGATAGAAATACTGTACATCGATTATGTTCAGCTTCTAAGCCAGACGAATAAGCCTGAAGATCTAGCTAGAATATCACACATGATAAATGCTCTCAAGAAAGATTTAGGCATTGCTATTGTTGTTCTAGCACAGATCAATCGAGAAGTTAGAGACAGGAAAGGACATCGACCTGTCTTAACTGATCTTAAAGGTTCTGGAAGCTTCGAAGAAGATGCGGACGTGGTGATGTTTGTATTCGACCCTGATCAATGGAGTGAAGCTAATGCTGCGTTCGAATTGATTATAGCTAAGGATAGAAATGGTCCATTAGCAATGGGAGACGGTGCATTACAGTTCTACTTTGATAAGCCAGCGCAAAGATTCGAACAAGGGGAGGTTAAATTTTAATGGGGAAAATATTAGTAGCCTGTGAAGAGTCACAAGCAGTGACGATAAAGATGAGGGAATTAGGCATCGAGGCGTACTCTTGCGACATAGAACCTTGTTCTGGAGGCCGTCCAGAATGGCATTTACAACAAGACGTAACTCCTCTGCTTGAACAAGAATGGGATATGATTATAGCATTTCCTCCGTGTACCCATATTTCCGTTAGTGGGGCTAGGTGGTTTGAGCAAAAAAGAAAGGACGGGAGACAACAGCAATGTATTGATTTCTTCATGCTTTTTACCGATACAGGATGTGAGCGAGTTGCAATAGAAAATCCAGTTGGTATTATGAGTACCTCCTGGAGAAAGCCGGATCAAATAATTCAACCGTTCCAATTTGGAGACAACTTCTCAAAGAAAACATGTTTGTGGCTTAAAGGGCTGCCAGATCTTGTGCCAACAAAAATAGTTGATAAAGGGGAGCAAGTTACATTCGCAAGCGGAAAATCAATGTCAAAATGGATGTCGGATTCATTTGGATTATCACCTAAAGAAAGGGCGAGAGTAAGGTCTAAAACATTCGAAGGTATCGCAGGCGCGATGGCTCAACAGTGGGGAAAACCGTTGTTGGATTTGGAGGGAGCAGACTAATGGGAAATCCTACTAAAGATCAATTGTATTGTGTATTGTATGAAGGAGAAGGGTGTACTCAAACTGAAGCAGCGGAGATATTTGACATAACAGTTGGAGCTTTGAGAAAGTTGATGGAAGAATACGGAGTAGAGTCGAGGAACAAAAGTGATGCCAGGAAGTTTGGCAACACTGGCGAGCCTAATGATATTGTACCTAATGTAATGTGTTTACCTGGACTAATCGAGGAGCTTGATTACATATCTCATCCTCCTAAAACATTAGAAGAGGCAGAGGAATACATACAATGTCTCTCATGGAGACAGATAGAGATTGAGTCGGGAGGCTGTCAGAAATCAGCCTCAATGATAACACCTGAGATGATATTAGCAATCATCAGAGCAAAAAAATGGAGGGATGATGCACGGAACAGTGTGGGTTGAGGGACATGAGTTTGTAGCACCAACCGGAAAATTATCTATGCCGCACTCCGACTATTTTCCGTTTGGTGTGGAGAATTGGGTAGAGTTACATGAAATAGCCAGGAAGCTTTGGATTTCAGAAAGAGATGGTAATGTATGCCAAATCTCAGGCGAATTTGGAGAAGTCCATGAGATAGTTGCTAGAGGCGGGATGGGGTTGAAGGCCTTAGCTCCATGGAACATGATTACAGTTACCAGGGCTAACCATAGTCTCTTGCATGCCGGTAAGTCTAAGATAATCAAGTTCGATCCGCTCGATAGCAAAGATGGACTTCTCGTTAATATGAACGACCGACTAATGCAGAAAAGCAGAATCCATTTCTATAATGTCACTTCTCCTGGAATGGCTGTAGTCGCTGACAAACATAGAGCGACACTTGAAGGTTTTGTAAAGGCCAGAATTAATAACATGTGGGAAGCTGCAAAAGCGCTAGATTGGCTGAAAAGGAACGACGGGCATGCGATAATCGGGTGTAGTTCGTACAATTCGCTAATCGCTGAAATAGGCTTGGATACGGCGTTTGCCGATCCTCTCAGAAGGACATACTTCAAGTCAAATGAACTAGGCGTACTGGAGAGTGCCTTACATCTCCATCCGGAAAGGGCTGAGAAGATTCTGAGGCAAATCAAGCCAGAAAAGATAGAATTCGTGCTATCTGAAGCAAAAGGATTAGTTGATAAACGATCCTTCACTGATTTGATTGACGAAAACAAGAAACCAAGAACTGTGAATATGCGAACGTATTTCGTAATTGACGGAAATGAGAAAAGACTAGTTGAAGCGCCGAATATACAAGGCGTGAAGGGCGAGATTATCGTAGACGGTGTAGTAAAAAGGGATATTCGTAATGAGGTTAAGGAGTAATGTTTATCCCAATTACAGATGTTGTATACACAATGATGGCTGAAAGGGATTTTTATAGGGTTTGGAAACGGATAAGCAAAACAGGGTTTGGGGCAACTTTCTCTCTCAGTGTTGATTTACATATTCCAATAAAGGAAATTGATGAGTATATTGAGATTTTCAGGTTGGCGAAACTAATAACCGTTAAAAGCTATGAGATACTTGGCGCTGAGTATTCAGTCTGCGAAGATAGCGTAACTCTCGGTAAGAATATCTTGAAGTTATCTGCCAAATTTCATGAAGGAGACATTAGGTGAAAGTTACAGTAATGGAAGAGCATGGGTACGAATCAGCTAAGATAGGCATCTCGTTGTCTTACAATACCGATATCAAGGAGATGGACAGAGTAGCTAAGGCGTTGGCGCATAAAGGCAGTGGTCATTCAAAATTTCTTGAGTCCATAGCTGTTTGGTTAGACGTCGATGCTCCTAGATATTGGTGGCAACAATTCGACACTTACAGAACCGGCATGACTAAACAGAGCGAATCTACGATGCATACCATGACTGAGAGAAACTTGACACAAGACGATTTCAGCCACAGAATGCCGATTGCACACCTAGATCTTTTGAACCTTTGGATTGATCAAGGAAAATGGGACACTGTGAAGTGGAATCTCCCAGAGTCGTTCCTGCAGCGAAGAATCATGTGCTTGAATTATAAGTCGCTACAGCATATAATAGAGCAGAGGATTAGTCACAGGCTTGTCGAATGGCAGTTGTTCATTAAGCAAGTGCTTGAGCAAGTTGATTACCCTTATTTTTTAGTTGAAGAACAAGATGATGCTCTGTTTGTTGCATCACTAGAAGATATACAACACGTAGTACCGTAACCTGGGAGGGAGGACAGTATGGCGAAGCGAATCAAAAAGAAACCTTGCGAGACTGGAAGTGGCATGTGTCTATTCCAATTAGGAAGAAGCAGGTGCATGGCATTCTCAGCCAAGGGGACCTATTACATGGACGGTTCGCCAACTGTTCTATTCAGGCCAATTGCAGATATCTCTTACGCTGAGTGCATGGAGACTCCTGTTAAGGTTAGAGGCACTAATAGTTGGAAGGTTATCGGTGAAACTAACGGATATTTTACTCCAACTACTGACCATATAGTCAGGACAGAAGTTATGCTAGCTGAAAAGGTTAAGAAAGCAGATGAGAGAAAAAGGAAAAGAGAAGAGAAGAAAGGAGCGAGCGGAAGCGAAAAGGATCAGATAGAGAAGGCAATAGTCAAAACGAAGATAAAGGGCATAACTTTAGAAGACGACGGATCAGATAGAGTTTGGAAAAACAAAAGAGGAGATGTTGTTGGAATCGAACATAGTCTCTTCGAATAAAGGAATAAATTGCACTCAGGAATTACGAACTATCTAAGCAAAGCGGACTGGCGAGTAAAGGAGAATTCAAATCAACATTTTTCACTGCAAGGACTTAATACGCATATTACATCCAAAGCTATCGCGAATTACTGGATGGACGACATATACAAGGAGGAAGTCTCAAACGCGCACCGCACTGGGAGACTCCATATTCATGACTTGGGGACTCTAGGACCATACTGTGTTGGTTGGGATTTGACCGACCTACTGATTAAAGGCTTTGGCGGAGTTAGTTCTAAACTAGCGTCAAAGCCTGCGAAACACCTACGAACTGCTCTGATGCACGTAGTTAACTTCATGTATACGCTACAAGGGGAAGCGGCTGGAGCTATCGCGTTTAGTCATATTGATACGCTAATGGCACCATTTATCCGTGAAGATGGACTAAGTTACGAGGAAGTCAAGCAAGTGATGCAGGAATTCATATTCAATATGAATGTGCCAACAAGGGTAGGATTCCAGACACCATTCACAAACTTGACTATGGATCTATCGGTGCCTAAGTCATTCGCTGATAACCCTGTAGTAGTTGGTGGAGTGCCATTGAAGTACAACTACTCTGAGGTTCAGCCAGAAATGGATGTGTTCAATAGGGCATTTTCAGAAATCATGATGGACGGCGATGCTGATGGCAGACCATTTACATTCCCCATCCCTACGTATAATATAACCAAAGATTTTGACTGGGACAACGAAGACTTGAAACCTTTGTGGGAAATGACAGCTAAGTATGGTACTCCTTACTTCGCCAATTATGTCAACTCTGACATGTCTGCAGAGGATGCAAGATCGATGTGTTGCCGTCTTAGAATCGATAACAGGGAGTTGATGTATCGTGGAGGAGGACTATTCGGTTCCGCGCCACTCACAGGATCTATTGGAGTTGTCACTCTTAACCTTCCGAGGCTCGCCTATGATGCCAGAAAGGACACAGAGACATTTTACAGATTACTCGATGATATCCTCGCCATTGCCAAAGACTCTCTCATCGTCAAGCGACAAGTTCTCGAAGACTGGACTGATCAAGGATTGTACCCCTATTCTTCCGTCTACCTTGAAGGCATTAAGAGAGAGACAGGCAAATATTGGGCGAATCATTTCTCGACTATTGGAGTTATTGGCATGGATGAGGCGACACGAATCCTCTTAGATATGGGAATTGATCAAGTGCCTGCCAAAGCATTCGCTATGGAGGTTTTAACCTATATACGAGAAACCCTGCGAGAATGGCAGGTAGAAACTGGATTGATGTGGAATCTAGAAGCTACTCCTGCTGAGGGTGCTGCTCATAGACTAGCTAAGATCGATTCTGAGACGATGGAAGGCGTTCCTCAGCATACTTACTACACGAATAGTACTCAACTGCCAGTAGGTCATACAGACGATTTGTTTACAGCTATCAGACACCAAGAAGATTTACAGTCGGCTTACACAGGAGGTACAGTATTCCACTCGTTTATAGGCGAACCTATTGCAGATTGGCAACAAGCTAGGCTGTTAGTGAAGAAAATAGCCATAGGGTCTAAGCTTCCGTACTATACCATTACTCCAACTTATTCTATATGTCCGAAACACGGATACCTAGGCGGTAATCACGATGTATGTCCTGAATGCGGGTCCAGGTGCGAAGTCTACACTAGGATAGTTGGATACTTACGACCGACTTCTACGTGGAATGATGGCAAAAAAGATGAGTATGCTGACCGTGTAGTTTACAATGTGTAGCGCTTTTGTTTACAATCGTATAATAAGCAGATGCGCTATTAAACAAAAAGTGGTTTTCGTTGAATAAAGGAGTATATTATGGCTGAAATGACGCCAGAAGAGCATGGAGAGAGAGTTATCGCTAATTATCTGTGCCTGGTTGAACTTCCAGAACTTGTTAAGGAAAGCATATCCAAGCGTATAGCTTTTGAAATACGAGCATATCACGGACAAGATAGGAGAGAAAGTTGAATATGATCCTACTCGAAGGAAATATAGGTGCGGGCAAGTCAACTCTAGGAAGAGCGATAGCTGAAACAAACGCAATGGGTTTCATTGAAGAGCCAGTAGGGGCATGGCAACATGACTTTGAAGAGAATCTCTTAGACCTGTTCTATAAGGACCAAGAAAGGTGGGCTTTCACATTCCAGTTAGCAGCGTTTGTAACTCGCGCTAAAACATGGACAGAAGTACTCGAAATGACAGACCACACCAACGTTTTGCTAGAACGATCTATCTATTGTGATAGGTATGTATTTGCTAAGAACTGCTATCAATCAGGATTATTAAGTAAGACTGAATATCAGTTGTACTGCAGAATGTGGGATTGGTTAGAGGAACGATGGGCGAGCAAGCCAGATCAAATAATCTACTTGCGTACACCTGCTGAGGTATGCTTCGAACGTATCGAAGCACGGGGGAGATTCGAGGAAAAGAATACGATTCCACTAGGATATCTGCAAGACCTTGAAGATCTTCACGACGAGTGGCTTATGAATAACCCACTCGTAACCGTAGTTGACGGAACGTATCCCATCGAATTAAGTGAATTGTATGAACAAACAGGAATTGAAGTGATGGGCAATGCCGAAAGCTAATACACGGTGTATCGTATGCGGCAAAGAGTTTTACGCAAGCCCAGGCCACAAGCGACAAGGATGGGGGAAGTATTGTTCTATGTTGTGCCGTTCTAAGGCTATGACTGGCGAGAATAATCCGAGATATGACAGCAGTGTGCCAGATAGAATTTGTAAAAACTGCGGCAAACAGTTCAGAAAGAAGCCGTTTGCCGTTGCAAGAGGCGAAGGGATATTCTGTTCCGCGAAGTGTAAGCACGACTACAAAGGAACGAGCAAGATATGCCCAGTGTGCAAGAATGAGTTTTGGATATATTCGTCATTAAATGTAGATGATAAACGCAAATACTGTTCGATAGAGTGTGCAAAAATTGGAAGAACGCCGAAGAATAATTGCACATGCATCGTATGTGGTATTGAATTCCATGTGAAACCAAATGTTTTATCTGATAAAAAGAGGAAAGGAGGCGGGTCGTTTTGCTCAATAGAGTGCAAGGCAAGGTATATGTCCAGTAATCCTAGAACAACTGGAGGTGTTATGCGAAAGTCTAAGTATAAAGGCGGCAAACGTGACGATATTGGGATTTACGTTCGGTCATCGTGGGAAGCTAACTACGCTAGATTGCTAAACTGGATGAAAGAAAAAGGCCAGATAGACAGGTGGGAATATGAGCCTGACACATTCGAGTTTCCAGTTAAGCGAGGATCAAAGTTCTACACGCCAGATTTCAAGGTATGGGCTGCTGATGGCAGTTATGAGTATCACGAAGTGAAGGGGTATATGGACCCAAAAAGCAAGACTAAGTTGAAGAGAATGGGTATCCACCACAAAGGCGAATCATTGAAGTTGATCGATGCGAAAGCATATAGAAAGATAGACGAGATGTTCGGAAGCATGATTCCTGGGTGGGAACATTAAAAAAAGAGAGAGGAGTGGTGTGTTTGTAAAAAGCAGACACACTAGCCCTCTTGGATTTATTAACGATTGTGACAAATATAACCAGATATCACTTGACGGTTGGACCCTTTTGAGGTACACTATCGAACATGTCAATAAGCGACCGAAAGAAATCGCTGGACAAATAAAAGAGGTGCTAAATGGCTAAGAAGCCCAAACTGTTTACTAATGTCACGCTAGTATGTAATAAGTGTGGTGCTATCTCAGAGGTAAGTTCGTCATACGCTAAGAAGGTAGGTAAGACTAAATGCTGGAAATGTAGCGATGGTTTCCTCAAGCCGAAAGGACAACATGGAACGACGACGAAGGATTAAGTGCGAGAAATGTGATCATGAAGAAACAACGGTTACTAGTTTAGAATCTGGCGATATAACGAAGATAAGGTGTCCTGAATGCAAGAAATCTTTCTTGCGTGTATTGCCACCTCACTTCAGTAGAAAATACAAAGGCCGTGGATTCACTAAGTCTAATTCGACTCCACGGGTAAGATGATTAAAGTGATTAGTCAACGATTACTAAATGAAGCCAACTCTGGCAATGACAGTGCCATCGAGGCGGTATGTGGTTACTCAATCGAATTTCTAGACGACTTTGTAAGGTCACACATTCGCTCAATAGCTGATGCAGATGACATCGTGCAAGAGATACTAATAATCCTCACCAGTAAATTAGACGACGGGTTAATCAGTAGCCTTGATGCGTTCATAACACAAACTGCGAGACAGTTTATCAAGAGACATAAAAGCGGAGAGTATGCAGCTGGGCGACGGAGACAACTACTGTACCCAGCATACTCACAGAGAGAAATACCTTTCACTCAGGCGTTTGGTGAAGAAACAACGATTGAGGATCTGGAGAATATGTTTGATGAAGACAAATTCATTTGATGAAGCAGTCTACAAAGAGTTATTCTGGGAGAAAATGGAAGCGGTTCCTGCTCTTAGATTCCAACTTATCGAGTTGATAGAAGCTGATTCGATGGTACAGTTAGCACGGGAATGGGGATTTACACACCGTAATCAATTGATACGTTACCTTCAGGGTCCGCTCAAGAGGCGTGTAAGCCGAGTGGCTGGTATAGATGCGGTTCGTTTACTAAGGTCATTAACCCATGGGACTACAGGTGCCTTAGAATCGATTGCCGAGGATGATGGGTCGAGAGATATAACTATGGAGTTCAATGAGACACTTGATATGAGTGCAGAAAGCAGCGAGGAGTAAAATCCCCGCTGCTTTTCTTTTGTTCATTCTGATTCGAATACCTCCCGCCATATTTTTGCTGCGATACAAAACTCCACTTCTTCTGTAGTCCAAGTAGATTTATATCCAGGGCAGGAATCGTCTTCGTCTTTCTCAATACGCCCGTCGTTATACTCGAAATAACAGACACCATCGACAAGGACAACGTACTTAAGTCCAGTTGCTGTAGAGTAAGCACCCCACTTGCCTGTGAAATCCTCAAACTTGCGCGTTGCTACCTTAGCCTTTGTTTCCATCTTCCACCTCCACTTCTTTCCACTGTTTTGCTTTGACGGCAAATGCTGCTGTTCCTAGAGTCCATTGAAGCATTGGCTTGATTACAGTGCGCCCGTCATGATATTCAAAGTAACATTCACCGTCGATAAATACGACATACTTGAGGTTCACGTTCTGCGAAACAGCGCCCCACTCGCCTGTAAAATGTTCGAACTTGCGCGTTGCTACCTTATCTTTTGACATTCTCCACCTCCACCTTTTTCCAAATACCGTCTACTACGTTATCATTTGCCATTGCCACAGTCCAGTATTGCTTTCCTTCGTCTGTTGTATCAGGGTCTATGCTCCCGTCTACATTTTCGTAGAAACAGTTTCCGTCCACGTCGAACGAAACGTATTTAAGGTATCCCCACGGCAATGGTCCTTCAGCGAATTCATATCTCTTAACTATGTTAGGCTGTTGCATCTTTATCCTCCTCAGAAAGTTTGCTCATGAAGCCTCTCAACTTCTCTTCGATTGGCAATTGGTTTGTTTTGAATTGAGCCATGTCTATTCCGATTGCGTTCCCCATTGCGCTTAGTTGGATAGCCAGTGCTGACTGTGCTGCAACTACATTAGCCAACAGTATAGGCAGTAACTGTACTCTGAAAGGCCCACCGGCTTGATGAGCCAATAGTATCAACTTCTCATACTTAGCATCGACGAAAACTGGTACTAATCTACCAATCTCAGATTCAACCTCTCCCCTTATCGCCTCGAAGTTCTGCATACTGCTCTCCTTTTTCGGTTAATCACTTTGAACTTGATGCCGTCTGGAATCGTATCGAGTTCAGCCTTCTTCCTGATACCAAAACTGGTTTGTCCTCCTCTCAGATCGTCGTGAACCCAACTGCTTTTCGAAACACTCCAGAAGACGTCAGCAATGTAGCAACCAAGGCCATTTCGAACAATTGTATTATCTGGAAACCTGTTCAGTACTAGTCTAGTCATGTTGCCTCCTAATAAGATAAGACTGATCTGCATGCATCACCAGCCAGCCATAAGAACGCACCTAAGCCAATTACCGACGCAGCCCATGTAAATAAGCACACAGAGCCAAGCAATACCATAAGTATAGCAGTAATGTTATTTTGCCGCAACTTAAGAACGATCCACATTAAAACTCTGGAAGCTAACGCAGCTACCATCAAATGTGGAAGCCACGTTAGACACCAATTGATTACCATTTCTTCCACCACGGCGAAAGCTTAATCTCGTCCATGTCAATTACACTGCCGACCCTCCCGAATCCACTAGGAGAATAGTCGATGACAGTTCCTCCCAACCTAAGAGTCCAACCATCTACGAACGGATCATTTTTATATCTTTCGAAACGTGGCAACAGACCACGCTTATTCCCGAATCTAGCAATCACAATGTTATTGCCAATGCTAATTTTCATTCTGGCCTCCTATGATGATATCTAGTGTCTCCGGTGTCAGATTGTCAGCGAGTCGAGTGACAAGCTTACGAAGATCTTCCTTGCCAAGTGAATCAGCATGCTTATGGAATGCCCTGATAGATGCTCTCCGTTCTTCCACATTCTCTGGTTCAGTGTTCGGCTTGAATGCCATTATTGCCTCCTAGTAGTCAACGTAATGATCTTCGTGTACCCAGTAGTACGTAACTCCTCCAATGATAGCGTATACGTAACCACATGAGTTCTCAAGAACGGTCGTGATTTCATCTGATGCCATAGTAGTCTCCTTTGCTCGGAACTTTACCGAGCGGCCTGTGTCAGTTAAATTGTCAAGGATCTGGAAGTATCAGGAACTATTCGGAAGCTTGTTAACTTCCGGATACTTCCAGATCATACTCGAAAAACTTGAGATGTTCAAGCCATTTGTCTAAATTTGTGTGGACATTTGTCCCGAAAAGGATAAGTAAGAGGAGGTAATGAAATGCCAAAATCAAAAGCAGACTGGACAGCAGTAGAAAGAACATACGTTTATGCGAGTCCTAAGAAGTCTTATTCAGCGATTGCTAGGGAACTGGGCGTAAAGCCAGAGACAGTAGCGCATCATGGCAGAAAGATGGGGTGGGTCGATAAGAGGGCAGCAATACAAGATAGGTTGTCGGACAAGCAGTTCGAGAATCAACTAACGGAACAGATAGTTGGAGAGTTAGACTTAGTGAGTTCGGCTCAAATGAGCGCTAAGATTTTGATCGACACTATTTTGAAAATCTCCATCAGAATTTTGAGTCAAGGATTTGCCGATGATATCAACAGCATCAACTCAGCTAAGATATTGGATGTGTTGAGTACTTTGACTAACAGTCTTGATCGTATACTGAAGACGATGTCATTGCTGCAAGGTGGACCTACGGAGAATTTGACCAATTATAATTTGGTGGAGTTATTGAGCAGAGCGAAGCCGCAATAAGTTTTTCGCCCAGGATTCGCTTGGCTAAATTCGCTTGAGATTTTCGCCTAATTTTCGCTTGCCTAGTTTCGCCCGAATTCGCTTGACTTCACTTGAAGTATATTTTCGCCCAGGATTTTTTATTCCAACATATTTTCGCCTGTCATATCCTGACATGTGATCCTATGTTACATCATCTCATGTTACAACATGTTACCACAGATTGAAATAGATTATGCTTAAGTCTAACATATTCTATGAGAAGATCATAGCTTCTCCTAGAACATATTCAAATAGATCAGGAAGGCATAGAAAAAGGGCAAGCCACCTAGTTTCAGGTGACTTACCCTCAAATGTGCTAACTTACATCCATCTTGTGGGGATTCCCATACGTTCTCTGATAATTGCATACTCTATCGGAGATTTGCGGGAAACCCATGTCTTTGTCCGACCTTTGCGGATAATCAACTATACCCTCCTAGAAGATACGTCAATCTAGGACACCTTCACAATTACACCGTCTTTCGCCCTACAACTAGCATAAAACCGGTGAGGTTGTGGATAATGCGGACCTTCTACGCAAAATGACCCATTTTGAGTTTCTTTACCTCCAAATGGCCCAGGTTGATAGAAAGTAACTGGATTCTCACCGGTTTCATTGAAAGCTGCTACAGCCTGCTTCAAACTCTTCTTTGTTGGGAAGTTTACGTGTGTGTACATGTTTCCTCCTAGTTTAATGCGGAAAGTATTGATTTTGCCTTAGTTCCATGTAAATGCAAGGTAATAGCTGAACCTTTCTCAGCTTCCCAGCACTTTCGGCAACTTCTGCAATCTCCTGCACAATCATAAACAATCTCATGATCTTCCCACCGATTATCCAATTCTTTCACATAAGCTATTGGAAAGTCAGTGTTTATGGGCATTCCTGCCCAAGCAGACATGATTGTATGGAAGTTACTTGGAACTCCACAGAAGTCAAGAGAATATGCCTTAGTGAAGGCCATAAACTCAGTTTCTGGGAAAGACTCAGCAATTTCAGCCATAATGCCTAGATACTCCTGGTTTGGAATATCTCCTCCTACATGCCACCTGAAAAGCCCAGAAGTGCCGAGCTTTCCATGATTTAGCATATAAATGATGGAATCCCGATAGGTTCTAGGAGATTGTTTGAACATCTCCCAGTTCCTATCCCAAGCTGCTTTAGTATGAGGAAACCTATTATAAATAGGTCGAGCATAGCACAACTCATGACAAAACCCTGAGTTTGGGCAGCTTTCAACAGGAACTACCGAAATATTGGCAATTCGACCTAACTTGCTGTTTTTCTCCGAGATTTTAACATGTGTCACTAATTTATCCTCCAATCTGTGATTTTTCCTCTCATTACACTAGAAGCCGTGTATTGCTCGTCATCTGTCAGCAAAGCTGCATCAAACAAGCGCAACATATTGTTTTCTAGGTCAAGATAGGAACCTTCAAATGAACTATGCCAAACATCATGATTTCTCTGACAAAGTAGGAAACCATCTGATGTTACGCTAACACTTGTGATTTTTGGGTCAGTATAAGCAACATCGCATATAAACCCCACAAATGCAGCCATTTTAGGTGACATCTCGCTAAATCTAGCAGGATGTAGTTTATTCACTATGGATTCAGGCATTTTCATGACCATACCACCTTTTCATGCTTAATCTCAGTACTTTCCACATCTACTCCTAAGAATGCACAGATTTCATCATTTCCTCCTAGACGCTGGGATTCTTCAATAACTTTCCCTGCAATCCGCGAGTAATGAATAAGAAGTTGCTGTTCTTCATATATCTCATCAACTTCTCTGTAATTCCACGCAGTTTCACCGACAAATCGGAAGATTAGTAAGAACATGTGGGTTCCTCCTTAAGATCAACAGTTTTGATGTAACCTACCTCAATTCCATTGGAATCTACTATAGGCCAGCATCTTTCACCATCAGTCCCTAACATTGCCGCAGTTTCAGTGTAATCTATGATTCTCTCACACATTCCACTCATTTCACTGCGAACATCCGAGAAGTTTGCATTAAATGCATCATTCTCTAAGGAAATCACCAATTCGATTGACTTGTACATAATTCTCCTTCAATCTGTGGTAAGATGTGTATTGCCCTTACAATCTGCATAATTCTGCCAACTACCAGCTTTTTGTAACAGTTAAAGCTAGACTATCTTAACATTCGCTTCAATAAAGCGGTTTCTAGTCTGTTCTGCCCAAACTTCATACTTTTCCTGATTCTTGTCCAGATCCTCATATACTCTCTGAGAAATCCTTGAAAGCTCTATGAATCCAGTAGTTGTTAGACAATTCCCATGAATTCTCTTGTAAAAGATGGGAAATGCACCTAAAACACGGTAAATGACTAGGTGTTTGCCTAAGCAGCACAGTTCTGCTGTACTTAGGCGTTTTGTGCTACATTGTAGCCAAACTCCCCATGAATCCCATTCTTTCAATGGAATATTGTTGAGTAGATGATCTTCTAGGTATTTCTCCAGAAGATACTCATATTCTCCCATAGGATGATGAGATGTAGGGGTAAATCCGGTAAGCTCTGCAAGTTCAGCATATTTCCTGTAATGATCTTCAGTTGTAGGATGTGCTATCAACATATCGCAACTCCTGTTGGTAATTGGCAGGATTATGCAGGTTGTAAGGTATTTGCCTATAAAATGCATCATTCTACTCATTATGCTATACTTTGCTCAGGTTGTGCTTACTTCACTGTAGGTCTGATCCAAACAATGTGTTTCCAATCTCTTACGTACAAATCAGCGAAAAGCACTTCGCTTTTATGTTCTTCTATCCAAACATCCGCTTCTTCCCTTGTTTCAAACATGATTGAACCATCTTCACCGAAATCCACTGAAGCATATGCAATCATATAGTTTTCTGTGAGAAGTGCATCATTTGTAGGAGAAACTGCTGGTTTCGCCTTCTTTATAGGAGAAACCATTAGCTTCTGTCCTAGCGTATTCACGACCCATTGGGCTGCTAGCTTTAAGGACATTCTAGGAGTAATTGCTACAAGCGAGTGGATTGAAGCAGTTTCCCAGAAATCTTTGCGGTTATCAGGGGTAAATACTTGAATCTCCCACTTTGTAGGAGAAATGAATACTCTATAAAAGAATTCAATATCTCCATGCAGAAACTCCCTACAACCATTAGGTTCTATTTCAAAATGCTTAGGATCAGCAGCAACTATGTAATTCACCGCTTTTGCACTACTAAACAATGAATCATAGTAGTGTCCGCTGAATCCACTTAGATCCTCATGATAGCTGAGGTAATCTCCTACAATACCAGCCATTCCACTACCATATGCTCTAATCAGCACAGGTATCATGTTTTCTGGGTAACCATCACAATGATGATACAAAACAATGGATTTATCCCAGAATGTCTTGGCTTCGCCGGTATTCCAATCATTTCCTTCAAAAACTAGTTGAACTTGGCATCTTGTACTCATTTTGCTCCTTTTTGCAGCAATTGCTGCAGTTCTTAAGCATAATGAGTAGGATGATGCAGATTATAGGCGTTCGACGTATAAAGTGCATCATTCTGCCCATTTGTAGCTATTTGTCCTATGTTTTACGACCTTCTCACACAAAAACCTTGCTCTTCATCGAACTTAAAGGTTTTGCTGATAAACCGTATGAAACTGCCATCTCTGTGCCTAACTGGAGAGGTTCTGCTAAATTCGGCCCACTCTAAGTAGGATTGATTAGCTTCGAACCATTTATCCGCAAGTTCGGCAGTCGCAAATGTTTTCACCTTGAAATCGCCAGAATTGGGGCGAATCGGTGCATTTCTAGCCAAAGATGTTACAATATACAACCTTCCATCATGAAGCATTAGCTTCTCCTAGTTTCTCGCAGATTTCCTCATAATATGGGATTCCCCACGGAGTTCTAGTAGAAAGACTGCCATCTTCATTGAAACCCCTAGAAAAACAGAGTTTCTCATCAATCATGCCAACAGTTGATACAGTTGTGCATAATTGATGGCAACTTACCCATTTCATGCCTAACCTGTTCTTATCGACCCAGAAGTAGGCGGAATAAGGAGTATTGAAGCACTTTGAGCATTTTACCTCATCTTTGAACATTTCATATCTTAATATGAACACTCTCATTCTTTGCTCCTCTTTTATCCTACAAAAGGGCAGAATGATGCAAATTATACGTCTTTTCCATAGTTATCAGTTAGATTCCCCATTTTGCCCTATATCCGCCTTGTTTGTCCTAGTATCCTATAACTTGCTGCAGGATACCCCATTTTACAAGCATCTTGCGGATAAACTTGCAGGTTTTGCTACCTATCGGTTGAATCTCGTTGATTTCAATACGTTTCATTCACTTCTCCTCACTTTCATCTGTTTTGAGGATTTTATAGGTGGCACACCCTTTTTCGGCATGAAATCCTGTAATTTCCTTCAAAATCCAGTAAACATGGTGACGACCATGAGAAGTTATCCATTTCTCCGCAAAGACCAGAGAATGAAATAGCTCTACATAGACGCACCTTGAATTGCGTGTTTTGTAGCAGACTACGTGAGTAATCATGAGTACTTCCTAGAAGCGATTCTAAACTGCACAGCTTTACTTTCTTCTGTGAGTTTATATTCGTTGTCATACAATTCCCACCATTCCAAGGACTTTGCATAGAAAAGTAGGAGATTGTAGGCTTCGCTCGTAGAATCACATTCCATTGCTTGAATTGTCTCATGATCTATCAGTTTGAACCAGACTATGTAATGTTTCATGATATTCCCTCCGAATCTACGAAGATATGTGAATGACTACCATCTTTTGTGCAAACCTCCCCAATCTCCCACAAAGTCCACCAAATCGGCTTACTTTGCAGTTTAACTAGGAACTTGTATGCACAACTCGCAGAAACGAACGTAAGTACCTTAGAATCATTATCTTCCATTAGCCTGTAGATTAACATATGCATTTCCCATCACTCCTAGTATGTTCGTTCAGATTCTACGAAATCAAACAAGATTTCACCAGCAATTGATACAATCTTGTTGGAGTTGCTATAACTCCACCATTGTAAGTAGTCTCTGCATGAATCAACCCACTTCTCTGCGAAGTACTGGTTAATGAATACTTTCGACTGAATCTTACTGCGTTTGCCGGTTTTGTACTGTAAAAGAGTCATTGCTCCTACCTCCTATTAGGATATAGGGCAAGATGGGAAACCTAACTAATTTCTCAGTGTTTCTACTACAATCTAGTTAGTTTCATGAGATAGCCCTCATGTTGACGACGTTTCGTTAACTTTGATTGATTCTACCTGCGAATCATTCATTGTAGACCACTATCATCTAGAAGGCTATATCTAAGTGGATTATCCTATAAAGCCGGATTCTCCAGCTGAAATACAGATTGTTGAATATGTTCTGAGTAGCTTGCCCCAAACATCTGAGAACAAGCGAGGAGCTATGGAAACCCCTCTATTATGTGCAGGAACAACGATAGTTGCGTCTCATCTCCTCTTTTCTAGGAGGAATCCACCTTTTCAGTGGACGTTGTTCATATAATGGGCATAATCCCCGTTTTCTAGGGGAAGCTCATAGTTTCTGCTGTAAATGACCGTTAACCTGTTAACCGTCTCATGATTTTATCCGCACGTGTTAGGCTGCCAGTAGTGACTTAAGACCGTTTACTCTGGCATTGAGGGCGTTTGATTGACGCACTGTAACCGGTGTACTTATGGACCTGTTAGGGCGGTTATACACTGTCCACGCGATACTCATGAGCAAGTCAACTTGTCAATGAACCGATAAGAGTATCCATCTTAACGAAGACATCTCAATGGTCAGCTGTCCTATACAGAGGAGACATGTGTCCATGCTAGAGAGGACAGTTGTCCTTGATCCTGTACGTGTGGGCAGTACAATAACGCCGTCCTATATAGGTGAGCATGATCCACCTAACTTTGCTTGAATCTATATAGATCTGGGACGATGTCCCTATATCCCCTCATTTATATTACACTGTGGTTAGTACTAGTGGAGAGAGGGAGGCGCTGGGAGTTTCTATTATAAACTAGGAGAAATGAGGCGATAGGTTAGCTAAGCAGTGGACTAAGTAGAGTAGAAGTCAATTTCTCTAGATAGGATAAGGGATACGCTCATTGACTTGAGTACACTGTATACCAAATGCATACAGTGCCATCACGTCACACCTAAGTTAGTTCAATCAGTTCAATCATAACTGAAACTATTGAAACATAGGAGAAATCGACCAATAGTACTCGCATCATAAGTATGAGGAATGTTGCGAGCGCTAAAATAAAATCGCTATAACATAGATCAGAATAGCGCTTTAGCGATTGAACAACTCCAAATAGCACGAACAAGACGCAACAACTCCCGATAATAGGCCCATTATCGGCTGTTTCTTTCCTATATTCTAATTGATTGTAGTTAATTGTGATTGAATAGGCCGCCCCTGGGCATCCCCTCCCATACGATAACGCGAGCTACCCTACACTTACGTCACATCTCCCATTTTCCCGACTCTTCACCCATTAAGCTTTACCATAAACATTCAATCAAAGTTAAAAATCTGTCAGTACTTTACGGAGTCGTAATCTCGCATCCATAGACCTGCAGGAAAATATAATTTTGAGGATTCTCAGACTCTCTACCCATTCCATCTCCTATAACACAGTAAACCGACTTGACGGTTGCAACAACTTGTGCTATAATAGCAGTTAGGAGGAATTACAATGACCAAGAAAAGCATGCCGATTGAAGAACTAGCAGAATTATACTACGGAGATGAGAAGGCATCACTGAGAGAGCTAGGTGCTATTGAGGGCGTTCATAAAACTACCATTAAACGTAGGTTGGAACGCAACGGATACAAGGTTCGTAAAATGGGTCCAATGCGAGGAAGAAAGTCCAAATTGCCTCTCAGCTTGAAGGAGAGGGCAGAGACGCTGAAGTATCTTTACGGTATGACGTTTGACGATTACGATAGAATGTACAAGGAACAACTAGGAGGTTGCGCTATTTGCGGCAAAGAGATTCCATCTACTTGGAAAATGGGAGTCCACATTGACCATGATCATAAAACTGGCAAGGTTCGTGGTTTGCTATGCAGGGCATGCAATCACGGCCTCGGAAATTTCAACGACAACGGGAATACTTTATTATCAGCATGGGAATATCTTGATCGTTGACAAACCGTCAGTTCTATGCTACAATACAGATTAAAGGGAGGCCAATATGAGAATGAGAGCGATAGACAGACTCGCAATGCTGTATTACAAAGGTGCTTCGTTGGAAGATCTAGCCACGACGAGGAAGGTACATAAAACTACTATCAAGCGTAGGCTGGAAAGGGCTGGATATGTACTTCGTAAGACAGGACCAATACCAGGGATGAGGATTGACCGTCCCAGTCTCACATAATTACAATCTAGTGGCACCTCAACCTAGCGTTAATCCCTTCGAAATATCGAGGGGATTTTTGCTTACATAATCTTGGACAAATGTCCTATCTAGAACCTTGACTTTACGGTTGTTTCGTGGTAAAGTGATTGCGAGGTGATTGAGATGAACGAATGCGAGTGGAAGAACGACCCATGGGATGATTGCTCTGATATGTGGAAGACAGCTTGCGGTAACCTTTTTACGATCATTGAAGGGAGTCCGTCTGAGAATGGTATGTTATTCTGTTGCTACTGTGGCAAGAAGATTGTTGAAGGAGTGATTGAACATGGACAAAAAGACTAGGCGCTTAAATGATCCAGAATACAGTAGTTACGAGGTGGTTGGATGAGTAGTAGAAACGAACAAGCTTTGAAGAATAAGATTAACAGGCTTAGACAAGAACGTAATGAAGCTTTAAGAAAACTGGAAGCCTGTGAGAAGTCCAGAACAAATAAGGGAGGCTAACATGAAATGGTTCGGAGCAACAGCAGCTAGAAAGATTGCGAACAAGCATGATGAAAAGCTGAAGAAAATTCTAAGAATGATCAAGGTGCGGTCTAAAGCGGGGTTTGATACTCTTAACGTGAAGGGATATATCTCATCAATAAAGATCGTCCTAGAAGCATTAGGTTACAAGGTTGAGTGCATCTCGCCTCCTCTATACGTAAGTGCGAGTGGTTATTATTACGACTACAAGTTGCAAAACAACTACTACAAAATCTCATGGTAAATAAACGCGAGAGACGATTAAACGATCCAGAATACATGAAGAGACTTCGTTATGTATTCTTCATGTCAGAGGGCAGGAGCGACAAGTTTGTGTACGACTTGGCAGGAGAAAGCTGGGCCGCTGCCTTAATCGAGGTTTCTCTAGCGACAGAAAGGCTGATGAAGGAAATATGTAGGAGGCTACGATGGCGGAAATAACTAAGAAACGCATGCTGCTTCAAGACATCGATCTAGAGAAGTTTTTCTGGGGAGAGATTAACGGAAAAGAATGGTTTTGTTACAAAAATGGAACATTGTTGATTAGAATCGATCCGAAGAGCATAAATAAACTTAGGTGCGATTGGTTAGAAGGAAACACAGAAGTCTACAATGTTTTGTACTCACCAATAACTCATCTTCAAACAAAGATCTAAGGAGACAATATGAGATATGAAAAACTAAAAGAAGGCGATGTAATTGTCTTAACTGAAGAGCATGCACCTTTGCCGTGCGGTAGGTATGTTGTAGTAAAGACGGCTTTCGAAGGCGGTGGTACTGGACATGGTCCGAGAGGCGTCTATCCGGATGGTCATCACGTATTCTGTGAGACATTGAAAGGAGTGTATAAGAAGATCAGCTTCTACCAGTCTGGCTATTTTTCTGTGGTGTTCGAATACATCAAACCTGTAGGCAGGGCGAAACGGACGTGGAAAGAGGTAAAATAGACAAAACCGACTTGACGGCAGCGTTAAAAGGCTGTATACTATAGTTAATCGAAATTAGGAGGTTCACATGATTAACGTATTTGATGAGAGAGAAGAAGTATGCGAAGACGTAGTTAAGATTCATACGCTCGAAGGAAAAGCGGGTAGGACATTCTTCGGTCGCGTAGGCACAGCAGAAGGCCTTTTCCTGATAACGAGGACAGGTATTGCTATCCTTTATGATTCGGAGTCGGGGGACTTAGACAGATACTTTAATTTCAAATATGTTGACGGCAAAAGTACCAGCACAACGGTCATTATACGCAAATGGGTCGATCTTGACATCTATTGGAGGGAAATATGCTAAAATTCGAGAATGGTACATATGCAGAGAAGACGATGTCTCCTTTGGAAGCTTCTAAGGCGATGCTTAAGCCGGGAACTCCTCTTCTTATCCGCATTGACGGGATGGGTGACTGGGTTCAAGTTTTATTCATCATGAATCTACTTGACAAAGGGATTGAAGTGTTAGGCATGTTCAAAGGGACAGTTATCACTTCCCTTTCTAGCAAAAAGACAAGAATCCAAGTATTGGATTGCGACGTAACTATCTACTTTGAGGAGAAACGATGAATCATACTGACAGCATAGCAGTAGGTACCGGGATTTCTATTGCTCTGGCATTCGAAGCAGGAAAGCTTATTGGCGAAGGGATGAATCATGAAAGAGCCTCTCTGGTTGCTTACGTATCTGCTGTTCGCGAAATAAGCAACAGTGACTATGATGGTCTAGATTTCGATGAGAAGTTTGTCTTAGAGATGTTGAGCAATACCAGACAGTTCGTTATCGAGGAGAGTGCCTTATGTTAGAATGGTACGCTTACAAACACTCAAACGGGAAGCTGTTCTTACGTAGGTTCTTCGATCAAGGAGATGTTGATGAAGCCTCTTCATCTCCTTTCGTTGCGAAGTGTACTAATATGTTTGAAGCGGAGACTTACGAAGAAGCGGTGAAAATAATGGAGGTGTTGTTGGGATGATTAAATTTGAGAAAACTGAAGCAAAATGCAATACAGAATGTCTGACGATTGAAAATTTAGTCCGTAATCATAGAGGGGCTACTTTTTACGGATCTTGTGGTGAAGATGGATGTTACAACGAGGGCTATTGGTATGTAAGTTGGGCTGGCGCTGTCTCTCTAAGCGATGCAACTGTATTCTTTGGCGTAGATTCACTAGGCAGAGAAACAGCTGTCATTATACGGTGGTGCGACTTATCGATGCGTGAAGTAGAATGATCTACACAGATCTTAATCAAACCAAGAGTAATTTCATCAAGGCTATTGTCAAACCAAGGGAATATGTCGTATTTCTTTATGAACATGGCCGAGTTGAATTCATAAACTGGAGCGATAGGTCAGAATTCTTGCCTAAGCGGGGAAAAAACATCGATATTGACTTCGATGATCCATTCTACGAGTTGACTGAAATTAGCAGGGAGGAATGATGCCAGATATCACAATGTGTAACGGGAAGAGAGATGAAGAAGTTTGCTGTCAGCGTGACCGGTGCTACAGGTTTATGGCAGTCGCTTCAAGACGGCAATCGTTCTTCGTGACTGCCCCGTTTATCGAGGATAGTTGTGAACACTTTTTACTAGACTGGAACTTAGATAGCGAGGAAGAAGCTACCCCAACAAGTTAGTAATATTTGTGGCAAGGAGGGAATATGGAAAAGGAATACTGGAGTTGTACAATCGGCCCTACCACAAGAGATAAACTTCCACACGGATGTGATTTTCCGATGCGGATGGCTGTCCAACGTGCATACATGGATATTACTGGAGAAAATGCGAATCATTGCTGGTCTGGATGGGGTTTGTCAGATTACGTGAAAGATGCAAAGGATTATGCTGCCGCCTATCCGGGAGAAGTACATATGCTTATAAAGGCAAAGAGGGATAAAGATGTATAGACACGAAGCGTTTGAAAGAGCTAAGAGACATAACAAACAGTTCAAGAGGGCGAAGAAGTTAATTCGGTCCATGTCTGGTCAAGGACGCCTCGTTGCTGTGATATCCAGCAATTTGTGGCAAGAAGCGATAAACATGCTTCGAGATGACGGATATGGGGTTAAGAAAGTAGGCCGAGACTACGTTATCTCGTGGAAAACCGTAATGAACTAAGGAGGCAAAATGAGAGGATTCTTGATTCTGTTAGCGTTAATTGGTGGTTTGTTCACAGGTGCAGGTTTTTCTCTGCTCGGTGGATTATTCGTGATGCTCCTGTGGAACTGGCTAATCCCCGGTATCCTAGGGCTGGGCGTTATCACATTCTGGCAGGCATGGGGATTGACTTGGCTCTGTTCGATTCTGTTCAAGTCTACGTCAGTGAATTCTAAAAGTGGTTAGAAAGACGGACAAATGTCCACACGATCATCTGATTGTTCATTCTAAGAATAATGAAGGCGTGTGGTTCTATGCTCAATGCGCTGAATGCGGCCTATGTGGGGGAGATGCACCTTCTCCGCATTCGGCTTCAACTAGCTTTAATAAGAGGCTCGGAAGGAGAAAGCGTGAAACTAGCGAAGAAGAAGATGATTAAGCAGTATGTCTTGACAAGTTTAGGACTAGCGTTTATCATTGCGTTTATGGCAGTGCTTTTCATGGCCTGTGGCCCACAAGTAGCAGGAGGTGGATGATGAAAACAAGATGGATTCGTGAGTGCATCAAAAGAGTTGACGGCGATGACGAATTTAATGTTGGGGTAGTCGAACAGGCTATACTGGAGCTTGAAGCTATTGAGAAAAAATTCAAGGAGATAGAAAATGATGACAGTGTACAAGTACCCAGTGACTGAAGTACGCGACTTCTCTCTAGCTATGCCAAGTGGGGCTAAGTTTCTCAAGATGGATTGGCAGCATGGTAAGTTAGTTATGTGGTGGCACGTAGATCTAAGCAACCCATTTGTCACCAGACAATTCATGACAGTTGGCACTGGATTAGAGTCGGCGCATGTCCGTAATTGGCAATACCTAGACAGTTATCAGTTATTGGAAGGTAAGTTCGTCGGACATCTTTTCGTAGGTCAGGAAAATGCTGAAAATACACTAAGGAAGCACTTATGAAGAAAAGAATAGTCATCGCGTTGGCAGTCCTGTTCATTGGTTTGCTCATATCCGGATGCCAAGGACAGGTGAGTATAAGGAATTTTGTTGCTCAGAGATATCCAGAAGCAACGTTGACTTCTGTAGATGGCTCTGATGTCCTATGGCTCGTATCACAGGAGAATGAAATACTACTGGTCAGATATGTTCGTGGAGGAGATTTGAACTTAAATCCTCTGGAAGTAATCGTAAGCGTGGAGGTAGAATAATGAAGAAGTATTTTTGCATTAACTGTGGTTATCGAGACATGCAGGAAGTTGAAGGAGACTCAAGTATGCTGGAATGCCCTGTATGCGGTGCGTTTGCGCCAAAGGATGATACTCCAATTATAGCAGGGGAGAAATAATGGACGGAAAAAGTCCAGAAATTGTTATAGCTGATTCTCTTGTAGCAATCGCAAATGCTCTTGAGCGTATTGCAGACGGACAGGCACTGACAAACCGGTTGCTATTGCGTCTTGCGGAGTCAATAGAAGATACAGGCGACGTGGATGATGCCCAGCCTTTCTCTCTACTTAACTTCTTGGCTTCGTCCGTCGAGTTTGAGAAAAAAGAGGATCACAATCACAACAAGGAGTGGTAGCATGCACAACACATGGTTCACAGCTGACACGCACTTTGAGCATGCTGTACTAGCTCATAAGTATCGACCTGAATATGAGACTGTTCAAGACATGAACAATGGCATCGTAGCAAGATGGAATCAGACCGTTCGTCCAGGCGACACGGTTTACCATTTGGGCGACTTTGCTTGGTATCATCCAGAAGACTTCGTTGACAGGCTTAACGGACGCATTCATTTGATCCTAGGCAACCATGACAGTCTTAAACTATGGCAAAAAGAGATGTTCTCGTCTGTACAGGACGTTAAGTGGCTTGGTTCGAAGGAATTGAAGACATCGAAGGGTTTCTTCCTATCCCATTACGCGCATAGGACGTGGAAGCAGAGGGAATATGGATCGATTCATCTGTACGGACACTGGCATGGTACTCAACCAGACTTCGGGTTGTCGATGGATGTAGGATGGGATGTATTTGGAAGGCCAATATCGCTAGATGAAATTTCGTTGCTTATGAAACAAAGAGACATGAAACAGTTGGAAGATGAACTTAGCGAATCAACTTAGTCGCCTAAAATAGGAGGACATATGTACAAAGGAAAACGAAGGCGTTTGCGTAAGAAAGATTTGAATGAACAAACTACTCTGGTGTTCAATGAAGATGTATGGTACGGTAAATACAAGATCGCTCTTAAAGGGACTAAGCGTAGGTTTTTTAGCCGAAAGAGTGTTGGCATGATAAATATCAACGGACACTACGGAGATATACTCAGCCTGTTTATCAACATGGATTTGGAGGACATCGATGGAAATGTTGTTTTTGAGGACAGGCCTTACATTCTACTGCCAGAAGTAGAAGGCCGTAAATACTATTGGGTGGACGAAGATCAGGCATAGCTTGACAAGCGCAGTGATATCGGTTATAGTAATGGCGCAAAGGCCTTAACCGGCCTTTGCAAGGAGGTTTAACATGGAAGAAAACGGTAGAATGTATCTCGGTGATGGAGTGTATGCTGAGAAAGATGCCGGTATGATCGAGCTTTATACGTTCGATGGAATCAGTGAGTCAGATCCAATCTTCATTGACTCGCAGGTTTGGCATGCTCTGAAGATGTTTGCTAAAGCAAGAATGGAGTGGGAGGTTTGAGATGAATAAGAGAATTTTTGTAGCGATTGCAGTAGCGTTTTTGCTTCCGATGGCGTTGTCTGGTTGTTTGATAATCGATGATCCGGTTTTGTCTCAAACCGGGTCAAACCAACTACCAGTCATCGGTTTCGGGGCTATCCATTCACCAAACGGGATACAACAGCATGCTCCTTTCGAATACGACATTTACGGCAAGGGTTATGATCCAGACGGCTATATTGTCTCATGGGTTATTCGTGTTGATGGCCATACGTTTAGGATCGGCAATAACCAGAACACAGACCGTATGGCCGATGAGTCGGAGATGATTACATACCAATTTCCTGGTGTCGGATGGTATCCCATCTCAGTAACTGCATTCGACAATGATGGAGGATCTACTACATTCGTTCCAGCGCCTGATGGACTATGGCGGATCGAACGATAATGGACTGGCGATTAGTGTTGTTGTATGTCTGTATCGTCATGACGATTGCTATTATGATCTGGCCTGAAGATAAGTGGCCTCCATTTGCGTATTAAAAATGAGCCAGGACGAAACGGGAGGTGTCTCGTCCTGGCTTTGTATTCGCGGGTTCGAAACGAGAATACGGGTATTCCAGTTATAGTTCTACGTTGGGTCCGCGTCTAATCACGCCTTTCAGGTGATTAGCAATTGTTTCAAGCTTGGCACGATGACAGGCCTCTTCCTGCATAATGACAAGTGCATCAACGACCAACTGAATCTCCAACGGACTGCCCTCGACTGCTTCAATGCGTACTAGATTTTCCATATTTTCTTTCCTCCTGAACACCATTATACACCAAAAAAGCTGATCATCTTCGTTTTTAGAGGGGAAGATTGTCTGTGAAAAAAAGAAGACATTCGTCACCTTTTCTGTATAACTTACTACAGGACTAAAAGACTACAAACACTACTAGACCGTAAGTTATCAAAGCACCCTCGGAGACGGGTATGATGTTAGTATAGGTTTATAGTTCAAAGTCAAGAACAGTAGAATGATAATACTAGTAGATTCATAGATCAAACTCGCGTACGTGCGCGTGATGTATATAGGGGGAGAATTTCAGCCCTTGACAAATAGCCGCTGAATATCGTACAATGTGTTTAGGAGAGAAAAGCAACGGGCATAAACGGGCATAAGGAGCAAAAAGGTGACGAATGTCCACCTCAATAAACTTGACGGCGTCATGTTTTTCGGGTATAATGTTTTTCAAGATGAAAATTCACATGCTTGAGTGCGAGGATTGCGGGACAAAATGGACTATTTCGGGATTCTTTCTGGACGACGGCGAAGAGATTTATTGCCCTCACTGCGGAAGTGAAGCCTACAGGGAAGACGCTACAGATGACGTAGAAGAATATGCGCCTCTTAAAAATGCGCTAGGGTGGGGAAATGGCTAGAGATAAACTTAACAGGAAACTTGACATCGGGGACTTCGTATGTTATCCTACGATGCGTCAAGGCTCACTGGATTCAGCGGTAGCTTTCATCGTGGAAGTTGGAGGAAATTACCTACGGGTAACGATTCCTACTAGACGAAGAGGCGAAGTCGTTTTGTTTACGAGGCGTATTTATCGGCCTGACAGATGCATAAAAGTTGACCTGAACAAAGTGAAGCTTGCTGCGGCATCAACTGAGAATGCAGAATACAGGGAAGAGTTAGACGTGATACTTGAAACATGGAATAAGAAGTTTGCATTTTAACACATAATGGGTTGTTCGCATAGCGGCAATTGCTCTGGATTGTAGATCCGGCGTCCGAAGGACTTCGTAGGTTCGATTCCTACACAACCCACCAAAATAACATCTGGGAGGGTGATTATTATGAAGATTAGCGCAGAAGTGTTCAAAGCGTCAAGGGCTGGGAATATCCCACTGGGAATTCCAGTAGCCGCAAAGGTTGGGAGCAAAGATGTTCTGTTAATTGCCACTGAGGCCGGTCTTCTCAACATTGACACTGGTCTAATCGTCAAAACGGATAAGGTTTCTTCATATGGAGAAATTGATGCTGTGTTGACGGTTGAAAGTACAGCCAAGGTAGAAAGCGACATTGATCTTGGCGAGGAAGTTGGTTCGGCCTGGGTAGTTGAAACAAAAGACGGCAAACATTGGTTCCATTGCTGGGAACCGTCTTATACGTACAATACTGGCTATCAAAGCAGAGCGCAACTCACTTCAAAGAAAAGCGGGACGCTGCCAACGATCTACAAGATCGAGGCATCAGCCATTAAGACGGCGAAGAAGATGTCCGGCAATGTTGTTCAAGTCACTGTGAATTTGGGAGGTTAACATGAAGAAAATGTTTAGCGTGATTGAAACAGACGAATTCGCGATTCAGTTCATCGATGGAAGTTTCTACAATGGGGTTGACAGTTGTTGGAAAAGAAATAAACGCGGGAAGTTGGAGCCAATGCTTCTGGAAGATCGTGTGAGATTCTCAAGCGATACTCTCAGGACATTCAAGACGTTGGCGGGGGCAGATAATCAGGCCGCTTCTCTGAAGTCTCGTGCTCTTAGCTGCGATGTTATTCCAGTTAGAATTGGGATATTCCCGCGATAATCAAGCGAGCGAAATAACGGAAGGTAGGCGAATGGAAAGCAATCCGTTTTGAAAGCGGATATGACCGAGAGGTTATGAGTGTTCGAGTCACTCACCTTCCGCAGCTACATCAACGACTAAGAGGTATCTATGAGCGAGATTAGAGATTTAACCGGCCAGCGATTTGGAAGGTTAGTCGTTATAGAGCCTACTAACATGAGAAAAGATTGTGGCGTTGTATGGAGATGTCGATGCGACTGCGGCGCACTCGCTCTCGTCACTAGCCCGCATCTTACCACAGGTGGGACAAGATCATGCGGGTGCCTTAGAGGAGAGTTGCGTAAACGAGACTTAACTGGGATGAGGTTTGGAAGATTGGTAGCCATAGAGCCTACCGACAAGAGGGTTAATGGTAGCGTTGTTTGGAAGTGTAGGTGTGATTGCGGAAATTTTGCATATATCCCTGTGGCTAGTCTTGTTGCCGAGCTTACAAAATCATGTGGGTGTCTGCATAAAGACGTTATGAGTACTAGGAAAGGTCCGCTAAATCCTAATTGGAACCCAAATAAAACAGACGACGATAGGCATTCTGATCGAAGCAGTCCAAAATACTATGAGTGGCGTCAAATGGTTTATGAAAGAGATTTGTTTGTGTGCCAAAAATGTGGAAAATTACGTGGAAAACTAAACGCGCATCACATTCTAGGATTCACAGACAACCCAGGATTGCGCTTTGAATTAAATAATGGCGTGACGCTCTGCGATGAGTGCCATAAGAAATTCCACCGTATTTACGGGAGACATTCAACAGAAGAAATGTTCCTAGAGTGGATAGGTGACGAATGTCTTTCTGGCACGACTTGACGGAAGGGTGGAAATGTGCTATACTGTAAATATCGAGGAGGCAAAAATGAAAGAAACGATGCGATTGCTTTTTGGAATTGACAACTTTGTAGATACAGCTGAACGTGCTGGTATCAGAGAAGGCGATTCGAATGCGTTTGATATTGCAAACATCGTCACTACGGCCAGATTTGATGGCATTATCAACGATGTTGAGATGGCGATGCTAATGTATTGCGCTGGCTATCTCCACTCTGTGAATTTAGCTAGAGAAGAACCTATGTCTTTGTTCGAAATTGATAGCGATTAGAAAAGATTAAAAACTTGGCATAGTGTACTTCTGCCAAGAAAGATAGGCACCAGCTGCAGGAATGACGGTTACTTCTATCTTACAGAACGCCTTAATTGGCATACCCGTCTCCGCTCGTTGCGGTGCTTTAAGATTAGGGACTAGCTGCAGATTGCGGATACTCCTAAGAAATCTGGATGTTTGGTGGAAACTCTTGGCCGAGCCTGACATCCAGATATCGAATATTGCAGTCCTTGAAACATGCGAGACACTAGTTGTAGATTACGGATACTTCTTCTAATGAAACTGGCTACAAGCCAATAACCGTGGTCGAATGTTACAGTGTCTCAAATTATGCTCCTAGCTGAAGAGTACGGTTACTTCTTATATTGGATAAAAAAACACCGTTCTCGCGTGTTGCAGGAGCTAAAGATGTAGTTGCTGCACAATTATGTGCAAGCTGAAAAGGAGGGAATTATGCAGACGAACAGAAAGGTTACAGGTTTTGCGCCAAGGACTCACGAAGGCGCTGTGGTAAATAGAACTACAGCAGAACAGGACTTGGTTAGGTCTGTCCTTTCATGCATGCTATTCGAAGACACGTTCTATGAGTCAGGAGAAAGCATTGCTGAGAGAATTACCAGTTTAGTCAAGAATGTCGAGCCTGAGTTTGCTGCCAATCTTGCTGTAACAGCGAGGACTGATTACAATTTGAGGCATGCGCCTCTCTGGTTGATCGCCTCATTGCTTAAGGACAAGAAGAACAACAGCCTTATCAGGGACTTGGTTTACAACGTAATCCAGCGTCCTGACGAGCTAGGCGAGATTCTTGCTATGTTCCTTGGTGATTCCGCGAGCGACCCGCATAAGAATAAGTCTATCCCTAGGCAATTAAGACTTGGTATTGCTGATGCGTTCACCAAGTTTGACGCCTACAGGCTAGGCAAGTATAACCGCAAGGATCGTGCTGTAACGCTTCGAGACGCTATGTTTATCTCTAGGCCAAAGCCAAAGGATGAAGAGCAAGCAGCTGTCTTCAAGAGGTTAGCAGACGACACTCTTGAGTCTCCGGACACCTGGGAAGTCGCATTGTCAGGTGGAGCCAGCAAGAGGGAAACCTTCGAGAGGCTAATGGCAGAGAACAAGCTTGGTGCGATGGCCGCCATCAGAAACCTGCGTAACATGACAGAAGCAGGCATTGATACTTACAAGATCAAGGAATACCTACTGTCGTTGAACGTTAGTAGAGTTTTGCCTTTCCGTTTCTACGTTGCGGCAAAGATTGAGCCAGTTTTCGAAACTGAGCTAGAAACCTTGATGCTTAGGGCTTTGGAGTCGCAGCCTAAGTTGAAAGGCAAGACTAGACTGCTCGTTGACACGTCTGGATCTATGCAGACGACCATCTCCGGAAGGTCGGTGGTTACCGCACAAGAAGCTGGCGCTGTGTTTGGTTCTATGATCAGGGAGTTAGGAGAAGAGGTAAGAGCCTTCTCGTTTGCTTCTACTACGATTGAAGTTCCTGCACGTAGAGGTTTCGCGTTTGTAGATTCATTCAGTTCTGGGCAAGTTGGACACGGGACTGACTTTCAGCAAGCTTACAGATTTGCTAAGAAAGCTGCTCCAGGATTTGACAGGACGATCTTTGTCTCTGACATGCAGTCCCGGTCGAATGTTCCTGCTCCAGATGGAAGAGGCTATATGATGGATGTCGCGTCCTACGAGAATTCTATCGGATATGGCCCATGGGTTAATATTTGTGGCTTCTCAGCTTCGGCTCTTAAGTGGATGGTAGAGTACGAACAAGGATTGAGTTAAAATTAGGTGGCGGGTTGCGACCTGCCACCAACTTTATATACATGTTGTGGGTGGCCGATTGGCAAGGCACCAGGTTGTGGTCCTGGCTCAATGCGAGTTCGAATCTCGTCCCATAACCAGGGGTGATGAAATGAGCGAGACTACAACAGAAGCGAATGAAGCGATAAAAAAAGTTCTCAACATATTGATGCCGCCAGAAGATGAACTTGATCAGATGATAGACGACTTCATTCCAGAATTCATTGAGTTAGCTGCTAATAACAGCACTGAAGAAGAATGGATCGAATGTTTCAATAAATACGTTCTGAAGTATCAGAAACACTTACCGGCTGTTTGTTTCATGATTATCAAGTACATCGGATTCACTGAAGGATATGACGAAATTTTTGAAGAGCTGCCTCCAGAAATTGCAGAGGCCTTGACAAGTGAGAACCTTTCTGATATGATTGATGAGTACGATTTATAGTTCTAAGGAGGGACAGTATGAATAAAGCAGAAGCAGTTGTAGAACACATGATGCCGATGTACAAGGCAATCAAAAGTCCGTTGTCTACATTTACATTAGAAGACGTGACTCGTATTGCCATAAGAATGACTCGCGTCATAACAAAGGCTATGGTTGGTTATGACTCTCCAGAGGTAGTTAATACCGAGGCGTTGCTTGACGCACTGGAAGATGGCGAAGACATTGTGCTAATGGCTCTTATGTTGGCTGAGGCAGAGGGTTATACGTCTGCATTCGAAGAGTAAAATACAACGATCCGTGGTCTAACTGGTCAAGGCACTTGTCTCATAAGCAAGATGATGCTGGTTCGAAGCCAGCCGGATCAATTAGAGTTAAAGGGAGGAAGTATGAGTAAATCTAAGACACATCTGTTAGCAGAAAAGATTTCAGGAAAAGATATTGATGAAGAACAGTTTGTTGATGTACTCGACAGAGTGGCTGCCTCTGCAAAGATTGTTACGATGATGAATGATGGTGATATGGTTTACGATCTACCTGACGACGAATATGTAGAAATCCTTGATTTCTTCGATGAAGAAGACAAGCTGCTTGCGGCAATGTTAATGGCAGATCTTGCCGGATTCAGTTACGGGAAAAACAAGCAGTAGAAAAGATAAAAATGGGGTTGTGATGTAGTGGCTGCATATGAGCCTTTTAAGCTTTCTGAGTCGGTTCGATTCCGGTCAGCCCCACATTGGCGAGTGATGTAAAGGCTGCGTGGCAGACTGATATTCTGCTTGACTAGGTTCGATTCCTAGCTCGCCAACCAGAGGCACCGATGAATACTGAGAACCTGACAGACATGAGGCAGTCGCGAATGCCGATGAATTCATCTTGGGAAAGTCGGTGCTTTTTCTATCTGGAGGCCTAATGAAGACAAGCGAAGTAATTGAAAAAGCGATTATTGATATTTCTGACGAGTGGTATCATAAGCCGTCTGAAGAAAAACATTCTGCTATCATGCGTAGAGAGTGGGTCGAATTTGAAGTTGCTATGTGTGTTAGGTCGCTAAATTATACACTGGTGCCTGTTGATTTCTACGAAAGAATCGGGAAAGCAGTTGATGAAAACAAGGGAGTGAAATGGATTTTACGTTTGAAGAATATCAAAAACTTGCTACAGAAACAGTTTCTTATCCTGAGTCTCAAGCTGTGTTCTATCCTACCTTGGGATTATCGGGAGAAAGTGGTGAGATAGCGAATAAGGTGAAGAAAGTGATGCGCGGCGATCCAGGAGCAGACTTCAGTGGCGTCCCAGATGAACTAGGAGACGTTCTGTGGTACCTAGCCGCAATCGCTTCAGACTTAGGGGTCTCGCTTGAAGATGTTGCCAGAGAGAACATCGAGAAACTGTTTGACCGCAGGGCGAGAGGAGTTATTAAAGGTTCTGGCGATAATCGATGATTTAGGAGTAGAAGGTTGCTATGAAAGAAGCTAGGATACCACTAAAATCCGGGGACGAATATGATGCGTTGACTGGATGGAAGAGATATTGTTTCTGGCAACCAGGAGAGAGGAAGAAGATTAAACGAGGGTACAGAAAACGATTACGTAAATCATACAGGAAGTTTGTAAAGGAAATCGATGAATCCAGTTGATATGGTGGGAAGGAATTTTAGCATTGGCGATATTGTTGTCTTCGCGTGCAATGAAGTCAAAGCTATCAATAGCAGCTATAAAACGTGCGGAATGCAACGTGGTGTAGTCAGAGGGGTAAGCGATAATAAAAAGGTTCTTATCACGATGCCATCTGGTTTCGAAGGCAGGGCTAAACGATACGATACTTACATTAGGGATGAGAAAAACTCAATCGTTCTCGGCCAGTTTGTGATACCTGAGATAGAACAGTTCCAGGAATTGTTTGACATAAGAGAAGAACTGATATAAAGTACTCAATACAACTCGTAAAATTACTCAGGTGACGAATGTCCCGCTCAAATGACTTGACGGATGACATGTTTTGTGGTATAATGTTTTTTGAGATGTCGTAACAGACTTGTTTTTCATGATTGCTCCTTCTTTCATGACGATGCTCCAGTCTTGGGTCTGGACTTAAACTAGGCCCAACATGGCATCATCGTCTAGTGGTCAGGATGCTGTCTTTTCACGTCAGTGACGCGAGTTCAATTCTCGCTGATGCCCCAGCTGCATGAGGGAAACCAATAATGCGGATTGGCAAGAGTATCTCAGTGGTAGAGCGTTTTTCATGCGCTGGTTCGATTCCAGCCTCTTGCCTCAGATTGTGGTCCTAGGCCACGATTAACCTTACGAGGTTACAGCAGAAAGCCGTGCTGCCTACTATAGGCTTGACTTTAGCGGATTCAGAGTAAGCCGCAACTTATGACAACGTAACATGAATAGGCCCATGCCCTTGCCGTTAACAAGGATTTATGTTGGTTCGAGTCCAACCGTTGTCGCCAAAACTTCTATTCGGCTTGCCCAGCGAATAGCACGAACCGAAAGGTGGAGTAAAAGTTACTGGGCTTCACGGTCATGTAGAGGAATGGTTATCTCAGTCGGCTGTCTACCGATGCTATGCGAGTTCGAATCTCGTCTTGACCGCCAGCCCGTGATATGCACGGATCTTGATTGTTTGCATATGCGCCTCTTGCTGCGTCTCGTTCATTTAAGGAACGGGCAACAATCTTGCAAAATTATGTAAGAAAACCTACTCCATTAGTTGCCACCGAGAGTGGAGCGTCTATGAAACCCACGGGGTTGACGACGGGTATTGGTGGCCTACAGATTCTGCGGTATGTGCGGAGCGTGGTTGTTTGCATACACCTGTTGATTCGGGTGCCTATATATGAATAGGCCCAACAGTCACGGAAAATTTTGAACGGCGTAGCGCAATGTGGCAATGTCGGCTACATTGCAAATAATTTGGTGGAGGTCGGCGGATGGAAAATGTAATCCACGAAGTAACGGGATTTATGACAGAAGGACCTGGATATTACGAGGAGGAAGGAATCTATGCACCTACTGTATATATTGGCAAGCAAATTGTTGCTATTGGCGATGGTGTATCTAACCCTACTCATCTATCAAGAATGTTGAAGCCAGGAAAGAAATATCGGGTAAGGATTAGCGAGGTTTAGAAACATACAACGGGGTACAGTATTGGTAACTGGGGTGTCTCATAAGCATCTATATGCTGGTTCGAATCCAGTCCCCGTAACCAGATTCCGAGGAGGGAATATGAATGACAAGGTTTGCAAGGTTTTTGATCGTATCGGGAAACGTTTGTTCGTTGGGGATAAAGTTCTAGTAGTTGCAGATCAAGATGATATTGATGAATACGGACCTAGCATGTGTGGCGACGGAATGAGAGGCGTTGTTGATTCTGTGTGTAATGGCAGAATCCGATGTTATGGCAGCTCAGGGAAACATCATGATATTCATGCCACACTTGATGACTCTGAACTTGAGCTTACTGGATACTCGCGAGAGTTCCTCAAGCTTAATTAAATTATGGCTAAACGTACACCGCCAAATGAGTGCGCGACTGTCGTGAGAGAGCGACAACTGTCCTTGTAGCCTAATGGATAAGGCGCAGATTTTCTGAATCTGTTGATGTCAGTTCAAGTCTGACCGAGGACCCAATGGAAGACAAACTTAGATGTGTAGAAAGACTGTTAGAGACCATTGAGAGAGATGGCATTGAGATGTCGCAAGAAGTACTCGATGGTTATTCATGGCTAGTCTGTGGTTGTAGCGCGAGCAAAGCTAAAGAATTACAAATGCAGGAGTAGCTCAAATAGAGAGGTCGAATTGTATTGACCGGATGCGGGTTTAACTCCCGTCTCCTGCAACATGCCAGTGTAGCATAATGGCAGTGCGGTCGTCCTGTAAACGACTTTGTGTTGGTCCGATTCCGACCACTGGCTCCAGGGAAGGAGGGAATATGATTCTAATCTTAAAGCAGGCGAAAGTAATAATTGATACGTTCAATGGACTTGTGCCTTTTAGGAATCTTACTATATCAGAAATAAGTGTAGTGCAAGAACTTATGAAACAGTTCGATTATTTTGCTGAGGGAGATTATCCAATTCTGGAAGAACATTTAGAAAGGGTGGGAAGAGAATGGGAATTGAAAATGGGGCTAACAACCGAGAAGGAATTGAATGCCTCGGAACAGTAGACTGGAAAGAGGCTTGGTATGATTTCGAAGACGTCATCAAGAAACAATTTGAGCATGGCGGAACGAAATATGCATTTGATGATAACTCTGAATGGACCGATGTATTAACTGGAATGGCACCTGCTTGGCTTCCAGCAACAGTTTCTAAATATTGCGGTCGGTTGAAGATCTTCGGTCGAGAGAGAGATTTGATTAAGATCTTCACGTATACTTTTATCGGCTGGCTTCAGGACGGATGCCATAACAAAGACTTCCCTAACACGAAACTTTATTCGACAACAGTAGCGGTTAAGTCTGAACATTTCATGACGTTTATGGCTGAGACAGCAACGTGGATCAGCAAATCTTCAATCGTCGTTGTAGGAAAACAGAATTACAATGCGCTAGACATCATGGCTAAGTTCGATGCGATTTACAACATCTCTGTGATGAATCACATCGCAATGGATATTGCTGAGGCAAGGAACGATGTCCATAAGTCTAATCATGTTATGTGGAATGCGCTAGCAGGTCATGCCTTCGTTGAGTGGTATCAGAAGGGTTTCCACCTTAGCGAAGTGCATGATGAAGATACGTCAGCCGAGAAGGTCGAAGTAGAAAATTTAGGATAATAAATATGTCCTTGTGGCAGAATGGAGATGCACCGGTTTTCGACACCGGCCAATGCAGGTTCAAATCCTGTCGAGGACTCAGAAAGGGGAGATATATGGACGAGGAAAAGAACCAACCAACCGCTTTGGGAAGTGGTTTATGCGTTACGCCTAAACCTAAAACCGGAAAAACGTTTGGAGATGTTGAAAAACCCAAGCTTGTAAAGATTCTGAATTACGGCCACCCAAAACTGCGCGAGGTTGCGAATGAAGTTACCGAGCTTAGTCCTTTCGATGACATCTTAATCGATGACATGATGAAGGCAGTAGCCTCATTCCCCGCCCTAGGAATTGCTGCGACACAGTTAGGGCGTAACGTAAGAATCATTATCGTTAACACGATTGCAGAGATAATCCCGATCATTAACCCGAAGATAGTTGAATTTTCTCAGGAAGAATCCTCTATAGCCGAAGGGTGTATGAGTATCCTAGGAGCGACTGAGGACGTCGAAAGATCTGACAGGGTTGTCGTGGAAGGCCTTGACGCAGATATGAGAGAAGTGCGTTACGAATGGTCTGGAATGATTGCCCATATCGCACAACATGAGATTGACCATCTTGATGGAGTAATGATGGTGGACCATCTGAGAGAATACAAGAGAAACAAGATGCTGAAGAAGCACAGGAAATTCATTAGAGACAAGCGCATGCCGGTACATTCATACCAGATTGCGCTTAAGTAACAATAAGACGGCGTAGCATATCGGCCATGCTGTAGTCTGCAAAACTTCACTAGGTGGGTTCAACTCCCACCGCCGTCTCATCGATTTATGCTATATTATAATTTAAGAGGAGTAGTTAGATGCCCAAACCTTACGCAATTACAAATGAGGTGCAGTCAACATTGGCTAGCGCTTGGACCAGACAGGACCAGTCTGAACAATCAGATGTCGTCCTTACTAGTGCAGCGGACTTCGATTCCGGTGGCGGGTACGCAAGAATTGGCGGAAGGGAAAGCTTCGCGCTTGTAGAATACACTGGAATTACAACCAACACACTCACCGGCGTTATTGCCTGTACGTTAGGCGTTGTTGTCAGTTCAGCAGACACGGAGAAAGAATGGCCTGCGCTTACAACTGTTAAACGATCAGCCGTTGCCGAAGATCTGCAAGACACAAGAAACTTCCAAGACTACGGACTAAGCCCAATGGTTATTACCGGATGTGAGATATCCGAAGGTACTAACGCAGGAACATACAAAATATCAGCTGGCACACTAGCGTTCCGGGATACAGAACTTGATCCTACATCGCCTCTTCATTTGAATAGTATTACAGAACAGGACAACCAAGCAATAACAGCTGCTGATACAACGTACTTCGTTGTCTTGTCCTACGATGGAGATTCTACTCCAACTGTTTCTTTAGCTGTAACCTATGCCGGGGACAATAGACAGATTCAACTTGGCAATGTGAGAAAAGATGCATCTGACAACGTCCACTTTAATAACGGTGGATTCAGATTCCAGAATGCTGCATTAAAGCTGTCTCGACGTAACCGAGATATCAACAAACTCATTCTTGCTTCAGGTTGTACTATTGCATGGCAAGCTACAAATGAATTAACAATGGCTGCTGGCGTAGCCTATGTAGGAATCGAAAGGCATACACCATTTTCAGCTGGCGCTTATGATTCATCAGTGGGTAAGTTTACTTATTGCTGGAGAATTTCTGATGTGTGGCAATACACAGCCGATTCTACTGTAATCAGTAATTTGTACTATGATGATAACACTGATGGTACGGGCCACCCAGGCGGAGACTTAGCCAACAAAGCTTATGGAGTCCATTGGGTTTATCTTCATCCGGACGACGAGCATGTCTACATTGTTTATGGCAGAGATTCTTACTCTCTAGCTGAAGCGAACCTTGCCAATCCTCCAGGTGACTTACCACCACTTATTTCAGACTTCGGAATCCTTATTGGTAAGATCATTCTCCAAGAAGGAGAAACGGATGCATTCGATGCTGTCCAAATGTCAACAGATACTGAATTTGTTGGTAGCGGCGCTTCTTCTCATAGCAGCCTTTCGGGGCTAACAGAAGGAGACGACCACACTCAGTACACATTGAAGTCACTGTGGGATGCGTACACGCTAATAATGGCTACGTCTGACGATACGCCAATTGCGCTAACTGTACCAGAGCAAACGCTTGTAGGGCGAATAACAGCTGGCACAATTGATGCTCTTACTGCTACTGAAGTTAGAACATTGATAGGGGTCGCTGACGGAGCGGATGTAACAGGAGATAACGCACCACAAGCGCATAAAGATTCTCACGACCCAGAAGACGGAGGAGACGCACTAGACACAGCTGCTGCTGCAGAAATATCTGCTGTTGTTGCCGCTGGTGTTGGCACTTCTAGTTCACTGGCAAGGGCTGACCATATTCATGCAATTATTCATGCGATTACAGATAACCATATTGTAACTATTGATGGCTCTCCGAATGACGATGAGTTTGCTAGATTCACAGCAGCGGGATTAGAAGGTTTGACAGTAGCTGAGGCAATTACAGCATTGTTAGGTGCTGCGTTGCCTGAGAATACATCTATACAACTAGACCCAGCCCTAAGCGCCGACGGTAAATACTCTGGAATTACTGAAACGGGAACGGCTGGCGCTACGCTTGCCTTTGGAGACTTGTGCTATTTTGCAGTCGCTGATAGCAGATGGGAACTTGCTGATGCCACTGTAGTTGCAACTTCGAAAGGAAGGCTAGGTATTTGTGTCTTAGCGGCAACTGGAGATGCCGAAGCAACTACGATGCTAACGTATGGAAAAGTTAGAGCAGATACTGCTTTCCCGACGTTCACAATTGGTGCGCCTGTATTCGTTAGCGAAACTGCTGGGGACGCAACATCAACGATACCTACCAAGGCAACAGATGTTGTTGTCAGGATTATCGGAGAAGCTGTCACCGGGAACGTGCTGTTCTTTAAGCCTGATGGGGCATACGTTGAATACGTTTAGCTGAGGTGTAATGTGCAAGAACTAAAATCAAGAAGTTTTATAGATACCTTACGTACTAAAGATAGTGCGATTACAAAAGATGGTTTCGTAAAGAACTATAAACACGAAACTAGATCTGTAGTAATTGAAAAAAGCGACAAAAGCTCAATGATCGACATGTCTCTGAAGTCTTCGTACAAGATGATGGTTGGGGCTGGGAAATCCGTCAGGGTGGCAGAGATACGATTGAACGACTGGACTGGGAAACAAGACCTGTTTGATGTACTTGGTTTCTACAACAGAAAAGGCAAGCGTAGCAAGATGTCTAAGGCGTTCACTCTGAAGTACGCTGAGGACAAAACTGTAACTGTAACCGAACCAATACCAGACGGGAACGGCAAGGAGTTTAGTTTTGACGTAGTTCGGCCTGATTGGAATAATGCCATTACGTTCAAAAAATTAAGTGACCTACCGCACAAAGACATTTCCATCGGCATTTACACAGAGACGGCGATTGGCGAAAAGGTAGAGTGGCTTCCAACCGTTGATGGATTCGACATATATGAGTGGGCTGACTATGACGTTACACAGATAGACAGCCTTGAACATGATACTGTTAATGGGTCCTTCAACTCTCTCGTAATGATCGACGCCACCCACTTCATCCTGGCATATGCAGGAACTGACTATGACGGTTTCATCAAGACATTCAGCATAGACGGAAGCTACGACAATATTACGCAGATAGACAGCATTGAACATGATGCTGCTTACGCGTACTACAGCTCTCTCGTAATGATTGACGCCACCCACTTCATCCTGGCATATACAGGCGCTGACAATGACGGCTTCATCAAGACATTCAGCGTTGAAGAGCCAATAACCTCTAGCATCAAATCAATCAACGGAGTAGCAATCGCAGACATCAAGTCAATCAACGGAGTAGTAATCGGAGACATCAAGCAATTCAATGGAGTATCGAACGTCTCATAATGCAAGATAAAAGGAAATAATATGTACGGATCTAATTTATACGGAGAGACAGTCTATGCTGGTGAAGGAACAGCGGCGTTCACTAAAGAACTGCCTGAGACGATCAGCGCGGCTGCGGCTATCGCCAAAGCCGTTGCAGTAATATATGCCGACACGATAAGTCAGTCTGATGCAATGCAAAAAGCCATTGGGGCTATTTATTCAGAGACTGTTAACAAATCCGATGATATTTCAAGAGATATTGGAGTAACTTACTCGGAAGAAATCGACAAATCTGACACAATCTCCAAGGCTGTCGGCGTTAGCTACGTAGAGAGCATGGGAGTTACCGGCTCACCGGGCAAAGGTGCTGGCAAATCTGCTCCAGAAACAGTGAATATCTCTGGAGATAAGAGTATTGTCAAGTCATTTGTTCGTGAGTACACAGATACGCTAGGACTATCTGACGGAGATATTGCTCATATTATTAGAATCTTTGAGGAAGACCTTGATTTATCAACGTCAGTGTCTGAGGCCATTTCTACGATCTTCTCTAACACGATAAGCATAACCGCTTCGCCAACCTCTTCGATAATATTAGATCTTCTAACCGAGGAATTGACTTTTGACGATACGTATCATATCGGTGTATTGCTGCATAAGATATTTACAGACGACATCAATATCTCAGACGATGAACAGAATGCGATTTCAAGAGCGTTGATTGAGAATCTTGGATTGTCGTACACAATTGCTAGCGCTATTTCAAAAGCTCTGTCAGCTAGTTTAACAATATCTGACGAAGAATACAGCTCAACATCAAAGCCCTTCTCTGACAGTTTAGGAATATCTGACGACATTACCAAAGGGATAGCATCAACGTATTCTGACACGATAAACATCGACGCTTTGGCCGAAGAAATATACGACCTGTTTATCACTAAGACTGAAGAATTGAATGTGTCGGACTCTTCAAGATACTCTATGGCGAGGTCTATTGCCGAAGAAATCAGTTTGGCTGATACAATAGATAAATCATGCGGAAGAATATTCGCAGAGACTATAGACCTATCTGACGCGATTGTGAAGGCCGTAACTTCTTTCCTCGAAGAAGAGTTAGGATTATCTGACGCAATTGTCAAAGATGTTGCGCGTTTGCTCGAAGATGAGTTAAGCATATTGGATGCCTTCTCTTTGAGAAGAGAACTTAACGTTGATGAAACAATTTCGTTAGACGCTGGATTCTCTAGAATTATCGATATTGTCAAAATGGTGACAGAAGAGCTAAATCTATCTGACGGGGATGCGGCGAATCTATATCGGATATTTATCGAGACGATGAATCTTTCCGGTTTGGCTTCTCAAGGTGGAGCATATACGTATTCAGATGCGTTGAATTTATCTGACTCGATTTCTTCAGAGATTTCTAGAAGTATAATAGAAGCGATTAGTATCGCTAGCGATGTATTGAATGGCGTTGATATTACGAAAACAGAGACGCTGTCGCTGTTAGGATCTTTTGTTAAAGCGATGTCTTTCATCAAGGGAGAGGTTCTTTCTATTGATGATGGTAAGTCGTTTGATGTCGCGAGAGATATTTCAGAGGTGATAAATGCATCTGATGGGGTATCATCTAATATCAGCCTCGCTAATAAAGCGGAAGGGCTATCACTCTCAGATTCGATCATTAGAGCTACTTCTCTTATAAAGGAAGAATCTGTCTCCATTGATGACAACAAGCTATTTGATGCTGCAAAAAATACTTCTGAAACGGTTTCATTAGACGCAGCCTATACTAGAGTTATCGATATCGTTAAAATATTAACAGATGAATTGACTCTCTCAGACGGTGACGCGGCAAATATTCACAGGCTTTTCATTGAAACGATAAATCTTCTAGGCGTAGTTTCTCAAGGAGGAGCATACACGTATTCAGATGCAGTCAATTTATCTGATTCAGTCTCTTCTGGCATTGCTAGAAGTATAATCGATGCAATTAGTATTTCTGGCAATATGCTGTTTGGCACAGATATTACTAGAGCAGAAACGCTCTCGCTATTGGCTTCTTTTACCAGAATAATATCTCTTATCATTATCAAAGAGGAAACTCTTTCTGTAGATGATAGCAAACTATTCGACATAGTAAGAGGCATCTCAGAGACGATGACTATCTCTGAGCAAGCAGCATTTATTATCTTGCTGCAAAAGTCAGAGACTCTATCAATCTCTGATGAATTGACGGAGAGTATTGGTTTAGCGGCAGCTGAGGAGATGCAGATTGCATCTGCACTTGTAGCCGCTATAGAGAAGAAGATGTCTGAAACACTTAACTTCAATGACATCTTGTACTTCGACATAGCTATGGCTTTCGGAGAAATACTTAACATAGATGATAGTTTCTTAACAGGGGTTCTTCTCGATGTCGCAGAAGAACTTGCTTTTACAGACGGCGTGTCGTTTGACGCTGTAAAATTATTCACAGAAGTCCTTTCTCTCGCTGCTTATGCTGGAAAGGCATTACCTCCACTAGATATTTCAGAAATTATCCAAATCGCTGAAGCTGTTGTCAAATCAATAGATTCGATAAAAGAAGAGGCGCTTGGATTATCCGGTGATGCATTATTTGGCATAGCTAGGATATTGACAGATACGATTGTGCTTTCTGAAAGAGCAAAGTTCAGCGGATTAGTGTACTCTCCAGAAACAAACATAGCTGTTTCAATCTTAAAGGCAGCGATTAAGGCATACAAAAACTAGGAGTAAAAATGATTAAGATTGATAGTGTGAATGCCGGTTCTTCAGTTAGGTTTAGAGTGAGTACTTATGATGCAGATGACTGTATCGCTAATGCAGACTCAGTCCCAAGCATTACAGTTTATTCAGGAGAGCCTGCGTTTGACACTGTTGTTCTAGCTGAAGTGGTCATGGTCCAGACAGGTCTTGGTGTTTATGATTATTGGTGGGACACTACAGGAATGGAGACTGATACGTATTTGGCTGTCGCTCCTAGTGTTGTGGATGCTCATAAGAACAACAACAGGATTCAGATTCGTGTTCTTTCTGCGACTGTGTAGAGGGAGCGATAATTGATGGACAGTAGGATACTTGACTTGACAGGACAAAGATTCGGGAAGTTAATTGTCGTTAATCTTACAGAAAAAAGAAATTCTTCCGGCAATGTTGTTTGGAGATGCCAGTGTGATTGTGGGAATTTTGTCTATGTTGCTAGCAGCGACCTTATTAGGGGGCAAAAATCTTGCGGATGTGAAAAAGCTAGAGATATAACTGGAATCAGGTCTGGCAGGCTTGTTGCGGTTAAACCAACCGAAAGAAGAAATTCTTGTTCAGAGGTAATATGGTTAGCAAAGTGCGATTGCGGGAATTTTGTGTATGTTGCAGGAAGAGACTTAACTAGAAAACACACGAAGTCTTGTGGCTGTCTTAGTAAAGATATTATGAGTGCTAAAAAAGGCCATCTTAACAATAACTGGAACCCTAAATTGACTGATGAAGAAAGAGTACATGGTCGTTGTGTTCCTGGCTACTCAAAATGGCGATTTGAAGTTTTTGAACGTGACGGCTTTACGTGCCAAAAATGCGGAGATAGCACTGGCGGGAATCTTAACGCTCATCATATTGATAGTTATGCTGACAATCCAGAATCTCGCGTTGAGATTAGTAACGGGGTAACTCTTTGCGAGGAATGCCACAAAGACTTCCATCATATTTACGGCAATCATTCAACAAGAGAAAAAGTAGAAGAATGGTTAGATTCAACGTAATTCGTGTCATTGTATTCACAAATAAGGATTATATATAGAGAGGCAAATCTTATGCAAATGGAAATGACTAAGAAGAATTCAGAAGGCGAAACTGTTGATAAGCGTGGAAAGCGCCGCACTGTTGTCGATGGAGTTCTTAAGAATCAAGAGGTAAGTCTTAAAACTGGGGAGTGGGCGGACTTATCTACTATTAAAATAGAGGTTAAAGAAGCCGCAGATCTTGCGGCGAGTACTAAAGAAACAAGTTAAAGCTCGCTTGCTATGGAGGACAGAATGAAAAAAAAGGACAACCTAGGCCTTCACGGAGAGTTTGAACTGGTTGCCGCACACTCAGATGGTGAGGTATTTGCTACTAGAGAAATACTAAACATCATCACAACGATGGGTCTTACAGAAGTCGCAAAAATGCTTATCGGAGCAGAGTCTGTTGGTTTTACTTTTGTTGCGATAGGTCTTGGAACTACGACACCTGTACTTGGCGACACAACGCTTGAGTCAGAGATTACCACGGCTGGCGGCGCACGCATTGATTCTACAAGCGAATCCACGGCTGCCGCAGTAGCGACTATCCCTGTGACGTTTAATTTCACGGCTGGTGCTTCATTCGCTATCACAGAAGTTGGACTGCTCAATGCGTCGTCAGCAGGAGACTTGTTGGCTCATCAGACCTTCGCAGCTATTAACGTAGCCGAAGGCGATAGTCTTACAGCAACGTGGACCATCACATCTGCCGGTGTGTAGTGTAGCATAGCAAACGAAATACTACGGCGGGGCTAACTACCCCGCCATTTTTTAACGACTTGACGGATTGGGATTTTTGTGGTATGATGTAACAAACATGTGGGTGACATGGTATCGATTGGTGCGAGAAATGTTCAGGTGCTAGGCAACATTAACAATAACCGAGAACAATCAAACAAACGTTATTTACGACGAGTATTTAACTGCTTTCTCTGCGGGGATAGTTACCTTCGAGAAAAGTATCGACTATAGCTATATCAACTAGCAAGCTTCGCAATAACCTAGCTGATTAACAACCGCGAATAGCAGGCGGCGAACTTTGCCAGTCCTAGTAACCGGCTGCGACTTAAAGACTGGAGATTCCTAGTGGCATCCTGCCAAAGAACGCAACAACACGCGGGTTCGAATCCCGCCACCTACACCACAGGGCTATAGCATGGGCTACACGGCAACTCGCGAGAAAGGCTGTGTTGTCGTGGGTTCAATTCCCACTAGCCCGTCAGAGAAGAAAAGGGAGACAACATGAACAAAAGAAACAGAGACGGTAAAGGCCCAGCAGGCAAAGGCCCGAAGACTGGAAGAGGCTTGGGTAATTGCCAGCCGACCACTACTCACAAGGTGTAAATAAGCTTTCAGGCTTATAGTCACGCATTATAAGCCTACAGCACTATAAAGATTTTAGCCCTCGGCTAAAAGGCCAGTGAAATTCTGGCAACTTCCCTCCCCGCGAGAAAAAGGGCGGAGATGTTTTCTGCCCTTTTTCTCCAATATATCAAAACAGGAGATATTAAATTATGCAAAAGACAATTCCTTTCAAGGGTGATGGGAAATACTTCCTTACGCACTTCATTGATGCTGACCTAGATGCTGCGGAAGTTGCAGCTATCGTTATTACTACTCCGGACACAGCTGTGCGATGTCACGCTACCTTTTCGGTTAACGCTACTCTAGCTGTAAAGGTCCAGTTGTTTGAGAATCCTACATTGACTGGCGTTGGCACAGCACTAGCAGAACTAAACACCGATAGGAATAGCGCAGCTGTTACGACTGTTGTCGCTACACACACGCCTACAATCGGTAGCAACGGTACTGCCTTGAGCGAAGGCTTCATCGGTCCATCGTCTGGTGTTGGAATGGCGACTGGCCCAATTGGTTCTGGAGAATTCGTTCTTAAACAAAATGAGCAATATCTGTTACTTGTCACAAGTCAGACAGCTAACACGCAAGTTTCATTGTCTGCTGAGTGGTTCGAGTAACATGACGGGGAAGAGGAAGAAACCAAAGAAACCGTTCATTAAGAAGAGATTTACTTGGAGAGATAGAACTTTTTTGGTAGTTCATTACATTAACAAGAAACAAACGGCACAGCAAATAGCTGACTTCGTTGGATGTTCTCAGAACACCATACTTAACTGGCTTCATAAATACAATCTACCGATACGAGAACAAGGCTGGGCAGGACATAATGAACCAAATCGAACAAGCAGCTAAGTTACTCCACCAGCTAGACCTACCTAACTATCCCGAAAGATTAGTAACGGACATCCTAGAAGAACAAGTATGGGACAAACAAGTTGAAATTCTTCAGTCAGCTTTCGAGTATGACGAAACTCTAGTTTACACAGGAAACGCAGTCGGAAAGACGTTCATTGGCGGAAGATTAATACTTGCTTTCTTGCTTGCACACTCACCTCTGTATGGATATGCCGAAGGAAGCACTAAAGTGGTTGTAGTCGGGCCGAAGTTCGAGCAGATCCGCAAGCAAATTTGGGGTGAATTACAGGCGGCGTGGTATAAGTTAGGACAAAAGATACCTTTAGGCGAAGGAAAGTTACAAGCGCATGACCTTATCTTAGGCCCAGGTTGGTATGCCGGGATTTTTGCCGTTGATAAAGAGAATCCAGAGAAGATTCAGGGATACCACGCACCTAACTTCCTTGCGATTATCGAAGAAGCTACTGGAGTACCGGATGTAGTAAGAGAAGCAATCCAAGGCTGTGCTACTTCAAGCAACTCGCACATTGTTGCATTCACAAACCCAATGAGACTGTCCGGATGGATGTATGAAGCCTGCACGGATGCTAAGAATCTTGACCTTGAGTCTAAGAAGATCAGGAAGGTCATCCAGGTTTCATGCCTAGACACACCTAACTACTTGCTTAAGGAAGATATTCTTCCTGGCATCATGTCCTACAAAGTGGTGAAAAATCGGCAAATTGAGTGGGGAGTAGAATCCCCAATGTATCAAGCTAGAATTGAAGGCCGGTGGCCTACAGCTTCTGACGATGCACTTATCCCATATGAATGGGTCGAAGCAGCATGCACTGAAGACAGACTAGCCAAATGTATGAGAGATGAAGATAGGCGCGTATGCGCCATGGATATTGCAAGAGCGGGTGACGATCTAACAGTAATGATGCTGTTAGACGGTGACGTTGTTAGCAATATCAGAGCAGGAAGAACGCCAAACGTTATGAAAGCGGCTTTGATGTTTAAGGAAGCCTACTCAGATTGGGGTGGCTTTGCCGTAATAGATGAAAACGGACTAGGCGGCGGTCCATATGATAAACTTAAGTATGAGCTACACGTACCTGTTCGTGGATGGATATCACAACGCAAACCAGATGAGAATGTAAAAGAAAGATTTACTAACCTCAAAGCACAGATCGGGTGGGAGTTAAGAGAAAGATTTAGAGAAGGAACTATCGCAATAGCCAAAGGGCCACATCGCGACCAGTTGAAGAATGACCTGATTGGATATCGCGTCGAACCAGACATGAAGGGCAAAACTAAGATCATCGATCCGGACAGGTCGCCAGATTTTGGAGACGCGCTAATCATGGCTCATTGGCTACAGAAAAGAGGCGCATCCAACGACGAAGTTGTCTCTGGAAAGAAGGCAATGTCTCATAGCATAAAAAGGGTATACTAATGGCTGTCAAAAAACTAACGATACAAAAACCAAAGATGTCTATTATGGGTGTTGCTGGTTCTGATATTTCAGGCGGAGAAGTACAGCGTCCATTTATCCCTACACAACCGCTAGGAGAAGACTACAATACAAAATTTACCATTGACATGATCGATAAAATGGTCAACGGTGATGGTCAGGTCTTTGCTGTGTGGAATGCGATTAGCCTAGCCATCCAACAAGCTGACTGGGACATGGTGCCCTTCAGTGATGATAAAAAAGATAAAGAGATTGCAGAGTTTTTAGAAACAATGATTCGTCCGATGTGGCCTGACATTTTACGTCAAGCCTTGAACTGTTTATTGTATGGCTTCATGTTATTCGAACCTATTTACGAAGTTGTTGATGGGAAAGTCATCTGGTCTAGGTTAGCCCCTCGCTTACCATGGACTGTACAGGATTGGATTCCAGATGACGGCTATCTTAAAGAAGTCGTCCAATATGCATGGGATTACAAAGCTGACAAGTACAAAGAGTACAAGATACCTGGAACCAAGATTCTTAGATTCACTAACTGGCAGAATGGATATAACTTCGAAGGACAATCAATTCTACGTGGTGCTTATAAGCATTGGGACCATAAGAATACTCTCTACAATGTCCTTATCATCAGACACGAGCGATACGGAATAGGTGTACCAGTCGGAACGCTAGACTCAATGGCTACAGACGAGCAGATGAAAGCGCTTGCTGAGTCAATGAAGAATATGCGTTCGAATGAACTGGGATACTTGTTGCTTCCTAGAGGAACGGACATTGATAAAGCTATCAAGATTCTCGTTCCGGAAGGTGGAGAGGCTGGCGCTACAGGACTCATCGAAGCTATCGAACATCACAATGTTCAGATTGCACGATCAGTACTAGCTCAATTCATCAACTTAGGAGATACAAAGACAGGCGCAAGGGCCGTAGCAGAGGACATGTCTTCACTGTTCCTTATGTCTCTAGGTGCCTTTGTAAGATACATCAGCCAGGTAATCTCATTCGGAAACTTCGGAGAGAACGAAGGCCTTAAGTATCTAGTCGATGTTAACTTTGGCGAGGTTGAAGGTTATCCTGTATGGAAGTGTGAGAAGATTAAGAAAGACAACTCCTCAGCAGTTCTTGCTACGATTGCACAACTCGTACAGTCAGGCGCACTAATCCATGATGAGTCGCTAGAGAAGCATACTAGGAGACTGGTTGGCGTACCTACTGAGAATCTTGTTCCTACTGAACCGCTAGAGACTGAGGTTAATCAAGACAACAACGGTGTTCCTGATAACAAGGGCTTGCCAGCTGAAAAGCCTGCAACTCCTGAAACTCCTGCAAAGCCTGAAGACACCAAACTTGAACAGCCGCTACTCGGAGAGAATGCAATTCAACGCCTACCTTGGGAAGAAAATGTGGACTTTGCGAGAATAGAGTCAGTCCTAGACACAGCTACTTCTGAATGGAAAGTTATTTGGAGAAAGTATCTCAAGCAACAGCTTGATGCACTAGGTGATTTTGTTGGCGGAACGGTTACAGGTTCTGAAGCTAAACAATTATCGTTGCTGAAGATGCCTTTCATCGAAGAGATGTCAGGAGAATTTCTTGAGATAATGAATGATGTTTATGTAGAAGGAAGAGCGTCTGTCCGGAGAGAATTTATCAAACAGACTGACACTTCCTTAGCAGAATATCCGGATGAAGAAGAGCAAGAGGATGAAGATCGAATGATCCTCCTTGCGATAGCTGCATCGTCAGCTGCGTCTTCACTGTCAGAGATAGTCCACAGAAGCATTATAGATAGCGTAACTACAGAGATTGCATCTAAAGGTGAAGCAAGATGGGACGATGTCTCAAGACGAGCATGGTCGATCAGCGACACTCATGTAGATAAAGAGGCTCAATCCATTAACTGGGCATTTGGTTTTGGAAGAGAAGGATACGCGAATGAGTACGTGAATCTAATCTCTGTCTCATATTACAGCGCAGTACTTGACATGAACACATGTTACGTATGTTCTGACATGCACGGCAGAAGTTCTGAGGAAGGTTTCTTCACGACGCCTAACCCAGATTGCTTAGGAAATCAATACGGTTCTGGTGGCAATCCTTGCAGATGTATTACGATATGGGTACTAAGACAAGGCGTAAGCGTGTCACAGTTCATGTAAATAAGGATAAAGTAATATAGGACAAATGTCACCAAGAAGAAAGGGACAGCCTAAACAGCCGTCCCTTCTTCCCCAAATCAAAGGAGTTGATAAGGCAATCCGTCCTTATCGACACCACTATAGCACAAAACACAGAAGATGTCAAGGAGACACAATGCCTTGGGATTCAAAGAATTACCCAAATGCTTTTAAGTCTTTGGACAAAGAGGCTAGAGGGAAAGCAATTAAGCAGGCAGAGTCTATCAATCTTCAAGCCATTGAAGACGGCGCGACCGTTGAAGAAGCGGCTAGGATAGCGATAGCAGTTGCACTTAAGAACGTAGACACAAAAGCCGAAAAGCTAGTGTACGATGATGTCAAGCTTGCGAGACTAACCAGCTTACAGGAAATGAAAGAAAACTTTGACAGCGGAATACTAGGAACAAAAGTAGCGATTGACATAACCCACACTCCATCAAAAGGAGCAGCAGGATGGATTAAGGGATTGTCTATCAAACCATCGACGTCTAAGATAGGGAAGCAAGCATTGTTTGCTAACGTAGACTGGACCAACTTTGGAAAGGAACAAGTCCCTCGTTACGACTATATCTCGTCTGAATACGGTAAGACAACAGATCCGGAATCGCACAAACAAACCAAAAACGTACTAAAGGCAGCGACTTTAACTAACCGCCCCTTTGTTAGGGGCATGCGACCGGTAAGTGATAACCCGGATGAAATAGAGATATTAAGAGAAGGGGATTATACGCACCCTTTATTTGGTGAATTAAATATCATCAATGAAGACGTGGAAATTTTTACAGAGGTACAAGGAGAAACTATGGACAAATTGAAAAAGTTCCTCCAGGACGCAGGAGTAAAGTTGGAAGACACCTCGAACATTGAGGATGTAGTCCTTCAGGTCATTGAGGACCAAGGCAAAGAAGTCACAACTCTAACCGAGCAGGTTGCAACACTAACCGGCAAGGTTACGGAAATGACTACACAGCTAGAAGACAAGGAACCGGACGCAGAGACAACGATTGAGTTGTCTGAACTTAACGACAAGGTTGTTAAGCTATCCGCAGACTTCGTCGCTGAACAAGCGAAGAGTGTCGCCCTTGAAGTACAGCTGTTCGATAAAGACAGAGATGTATTCCTGTCTAGCATGGTTTCTCAAGGCAAGATGCTTCCTGCCGAAATGGACAACTTCAAGCTGCTTTATAAGGCAGATCAGGCAACTACCGTTTCAGTTCTTGAAGCGCGTAGTCCAGTAGTCAATCTAGAAGAGCTAGGTGGAGAAGGCAACACAACCCTAGAATATGAGGATCGACTACACAATGAGGCCATCAAGCTACAGGACGCTGACAGCGACCTTGGCTACATGGATGCCGTTCTAAAAGCAGAATCTAGAATAGGCAAGGAGAAATAATGGCCCTAGAATATATAATTTATTCACATACTTGGGCATCAAGCGGCGACCTTAGCGACTACATCGGCTACGCAGTACAGCTGAATGGAGACGAAGAGGTTGCACTCGCAGATGCAACAAGCGAAACATTGGGAATCCTACAGAATGGCCCTGACGCTCAAGGCGAAGAGGCAGAAGTTGGGATGATTGGCATTTCCATCGCCGTAGCAGGAGCAGCTATTACACTGTTTGATCATGTAGCTCCTGACTCTGCTGGAAAATTACAGACGACTACGACAAACCTTGATGACTTTGTTGGAATCGCAATGACTGCGGCACTTGCCGACGGCGATGAGTTTGAAGTATTCTTGCGACCGTTCGGTCAGATGTCTACATCATAAGGACGGTGAAATAAAATGCAACCTACCAAATCACAGGTACATGTTGATAAGATTCTTACCAACATCGCCGTCGCTTACAGGAACAAAAAGTACATCTATCGCGAACTTGCTCCGTTTATTCCGGTGAAGTTTGAAAGTGATAAGTACTACACTTTCCCTAAAGCCAGATGGTTTACTAACGAAGCAGCACTTCGTGCGCCTGGAACTAAGGCTCGCCTAAGTGGCTTCCCAGTATCAACTGATTCGTACAACTGCGATGAATTCGCACTTGCCACCAAGATTGCTGACCGTGTTCTAGCGAACACAGACAGCCCTCTTACTCTACGTTCTGCTAAGGCAGCATACGTAGCAGACAAGATTGAAATGGCTCGCGATATTGAATTGGCAACGCTTGTAAATGTTACTGGAACTTGGGGAACTGATAAGACTCTTGATACTACATGGGACAGCGATGCCTCTACGCCTATCGAAGACATTATCGATGCTCAAGATACCGTTGGTACAGCTACCGGAGAAGAACTTAACACCGGTGTTATGGGACGCTTGGTATGGTCGAAACTTCGACGCCACCCTGATATCCTTGACATTCTTTCATCTGTTGAGCGTTCAATTGCTACACCTCAGCTTCTAGCTGCGGCGTTCGACATTGAGCGAATCCTAATTGGTCGTTCTATCAAGAACACAGCCAATCCGGCACAAACTGCTTCAATGTCCCAGATCTGGGGTAAGCATGCGTTCTTCGCATATGTTACTCCTAGTCCCGGCATCATGACTCCAACGGCGTTGTATACGTTCATGTCTCGCGATGCAAGAGTCCGAACATGGTACGATGAGCCTGAAGAGGCAACCTATATCGAATCTGGTAACGTCCTTGACTTCAAGGTCGTAGCATCCGACGTCGGATACTACATCCCCATCGCCGTAGCCTAGGAGGCGACCATGAAGTTTAACAGAAAGATTCGTGGTCGATATCCTCTGTGGGCTAACACTCTAACGATGTTAGGCGTGGTGGATGACCATCACATTGATATTTCAGGTACATGGGGGACTGGTATTACCGGTGCCGCCATTGCCTTGGGTGATTATTCAAATGCTATCGCATTTGGTGAAGTCTCTGAGCATGTAATTGGTCAGTGCATCCATATTTCTGGAAGCACTGATGATGATTCAAACATCATCCCACTTCACGTCAAGTTCACCACAACTGGTGATTCTGGCACGAATGCAGTAGCTCAGGCAGTTTATGGTCGAATTGATATTAAGCATGATTTGACTGACTCTTATGCTATCCGTGGCGCTGTCACAATTGACGGTGCCGTAGGAAGTGAAATACCGGAAGTTAATCAGGTTTATGGTGTATTCGCAACGCTGGAAACGGCTGCTTGCAATATGGCTGAAACTGGCAACATAGCCGGTATTGGCGTAATGGTTCACGGCACAGAAGACATCACTGGAACAGGCTCACCTTTCTACGGAAAGGTAAGTGGAATCCGCATCAACTGGCGCGAAACAAACGCAATGACAGTTGATACATGTGGAATCTATCTGGGAGTGCAAGCTGGATCAAAGCTTGATACCGGTTATCGGGTCAATGCTTCTGGCACACTAACCAGTGCTTTCCATTCTGAGAATACGACTAGTACGCCTACTAACGTGCTGGCCGTTGTTGGCGCGCACACTAACCTGTTTGCGTTGCCAGCTGCAGGAACAGCTCCAGTTGTAGCGGCGGCTACGGGTGCTGGAGTTGCAGCAGAAGGATCAGTTGTAATCACAATCGATGGGACACCGAAGTATCTACAATACTTTGCGGCCACAGCTTAAATAATAACGGGGTGAGGTTCATAGCCTCACCCCTATTTTAAGTGACTTGACGAACGATGCTTTTTATGTTATAATGTATGAAACAAAACCCCAGGAGGGAAAAATGAATATTGAACTTGCAATTAAAGAGAGGATTATACTATTACAAATTCTTAAAGGCATGCAGAGTGATATTATTACAATGCGTGTTATGAAAAATGTGATGGATGATATAGGTTTCGATTCAGCCGAGCTAAAAGAGATTGGAATGGAGTACGACAGCGATACCGGGGAAACCCATTGGAAAGAATCTTCTGAATCTACGCGAAACTTCACCATCGATGAGATTATTTTCAACAAAGTGAAACAGGTATTCGTTAAGAAGAACGAAGCGAATCAAATCACGCTTGACGATTTGGATCTTTATGAAAAGTTTGTTTCAAGCTAATTCATATGCATCCGAGCGCTAAAGATTATACAGGGTTTAAGTGCGGAAGATTGACCGCTATTAGGCCGACAGAAAAAAGGATGGGCCACAACATTGTTTGGGAATGCTCATGTGAGTGTGGCGGTGTCGCTTACGTAGATACAAGCAGTTTGAAAACTAAAACTATTATTTCTTGTGGATGTGCAAAGAAAAAAGATCTTTCTGGATTAAGATCTGGCAGGCTTGTAGCCATAGAGGCGACTGACAGAAGAAGCAGCAATGGATCTGTCATGTGGCGGTGTTTGTGCAGTTGCGGAAATATTTGTTATATTAGATCAGACGCGTTGATTAGTGCATCCACAAAATCTTGCGGTTGTCTTCAAGTAGAGGCTGTCACAGGCAGGAAAGGGCCGCTTAGCCCTAGCTGGAAGTTTGATAAGACTGATGAGGAAAGGCTGAACGATAGGTCTTGCTCTGAATATTCAGAATGGCATAAAGCAGTATTCGAGCGCGATGATTATACATGTCAAAAATGTGGTGAAAGAGGCGGTAAGCTGCGCACGCATCACATTCTTGGTTACGCTGACAACAAAAACGAAAGAACATTACTCAGCAACGGAATAACGTTATGTAAAAAATGCCATAAGAACTATCACCATGTGTATGGAAATATTGCTACTGAAGAAACCTTCAACGAATGGATGGAAAAGGAGTAACAGATGGCTGGACAATTCTTAGTTCGTAGGGACGTAGGAAGCGAGCTTTCCATAGAGTTTAGCGAGACAAGCCAGCCCTCAAGCGCCGAGGTAGAGAGCATAATTCTAGATGTGGAGTCAGAAATAAAAGGGTGTGTCAATGTAGCAAGATTAGCTGTTCCGACGAAAACTGGACAGCCAATCTCATACTCAATTCTCCACAACATCGTGCTGAACGGCGTTTGTGCCAGGACACAAAGTTCCTACGGTGGGAACGTCTTAAATTTGTCGCCTCGCGAAGAATTGTACTACGCAAGATACAAAGAAGGCATGGATAGGATTGAAAACTCACCGCGTTTTCTTGTTGACGCGATAGATTTAACAAGCGAGGCAGACACTGACATTAGAAGCACGTTTCTTGATGGAAACCCGCTGCAACATGCGTTAAAGCATGAAATGGGGCAAGTTTACTAACATGTTTCAGCTTTCGTTTGAGATTGCTGGTGAAGACAAGATACTTAAAACGATAGATGGCATAGGCGAAAGAGTGAAAGACTTCTCTCCTGCTTTCGAAAATATTAGCCAAGACTTTTATCGTTTGATGAAGCAACAGTTTACTATTGGTGGCTATACTCCATGGCAACCATTGACCGATAAGTATGCAGCTTGGAAGGCGCGTGTTGCCCCAGGTCAGCCAATAATGGTTCTGTTCGGAGGAATGAGAGACTCTCTTACCACACAAACAGCGCGTGGAAGCATAAATAATATCTCTCCTCGCGAATTGAAGATTGGAACCAGCACCACTAGCAAGAATGGTTATCACTATCCTTACGCTCATCAGCATGGACTTGGGAACAACCCAGTCAGGAAAGTAATCGAAGTTCCTGTTGGCACTGCGTCTAAGTGGGTTAGGATGATACGTGACTACGCAATGTGGGAGATTGGAAGACAAGAAGGCAACTGGAAGTCTGCAATGATGGAAGATTATGGTTTCGAGGAGTCATAATGGAAGCAATCAAATATGAACTTGAGAGAAAGTTAAAGGTGAACTTTGATGATGTCCTTGACGACTACAGAACGAGACTAGGAGAGACTTTGGAACTTCCTGTCCCTGCTAGTTATTCGTGGGACTTTGATCCTAATTTCACAATCTATAACAAGTATCCAGTATGTCAAATCCTCGGTGCTAAACAAGATGTTGATTCAACTCTGTCATTGGGGTGCGAGCTAGTTGCTGATAACGAGATAGCAGTAGTAATCATAATGATTGAGCAAGATCCAACAAAGCTTGACAAAATGAAGCATAGGTATGGAGACGCACTTGTGAAATTCATGAAGAAATTCAATGCTGGCGACTACGGAAGAGAATACATAACCATGTTCGGTCCAGAATTCAGCATCAATTATACCAGAGCAACCAGAGACGAAACAGAAGCAGCTTACGTTGGTTCTGTGTGGGTTTTCACTAAAGCTAGGGTTGACACAACACTATAGGAGATAATCATGGGAAAGACATTTTATGGTGGCCCACCAAAACCACCTAAGAAAGAGAAGGAACCGGTAACTGTTACAAAGACTAAAGCGCCTGTTGTGAAGACCACAGACAAGCCAGCTGAAGTAGAGGAGAACAAATAATGCTAACTGAAAAAACTATGGTGCTGGCTAAGCTAGAAACTACGTATGGCGCTGATACCACTCCTGCAGCGGCTACAGACATGGTTGGCGCATACAACGTAAGCGTAAGTCCTAATACTGAGTGGAATGACACTGAAACGCAGGACTGTTCTATGTCTGCAAGAGAAGGTACGTTAGGCAAGCAGTATCTCGACATTACATTCGATCATGAACTAACTGGCACAGGAGCAACTCCCGCGACTCCGTTAATCGCGCCGTGCGACGCGCTGCTTAAAGCATGCGGGTACGCATATTTAGCGGGTGCTTACACTCCGTATACAACTTATCCCGCCGGGGCAAGTTCTGTTACTTTGTGGGTGCATCTAGACGGACAGGTTTGGAAAGCGAGCGGAGCTAGAGGAGATGTTGAATTTACTCTAGAAGCTGGAAAACCCGCAAAGGCATCATTCACATTCCAATCACTCTTCACGCCTTATGCTCCTCTCGTATTCCCAGTTGGGCCTTGCGGCGGGGACATTAGCAAGCCTTTTGTCTGTATCAATCAGGCTCTTTCTTGGGGCGGCACTCTTCCAGAAGTTGAATCACTGTCGTTCGGTTTGAAGAATACACTTTATGCGCGACCAACTCTTGACTCAACTGGTGGAGCGTATGGTATCGCAGGAATTGATATTACCGCAAGAAATGCAGAAGGATCATTTAATCCTTTGTCGGCTCTTAATGCAAGTATTCCGTTTCTGACACAATTCCAAGCTGGAACGGCTACTGCTTTGTCGTATGTAATCGCAGATGCGGTCACCACGATTACCTTCACTCTGCCTAAGTGCCAAATTATGAATATCACACCTGGGGACAGGTCCGGAACAAGAATCTTTGATCTGCCATTCAGGGCGGCACGCTCCGGTGGCAATGACGAAATCACACTTACCTATACGGCAACACCAGAATAGTAACCCTTAGAGGAGGGAACGATGAGAGTAGTAGATAGACTAGCTGAATTTGAGTACATCCTGAAAGAAGACATCGAGTTGGTGGCAGAAGAACAAACAACGTGGGTTCTTCAAGGTCTACCATATGACATACAGCAGGCTCTAGAGGCCCGTGTATCGCCTAAGATTAACATGAAGGGTAATACGTTAGCAGATGGCGAAGAAGGCTACAGAGAAGCTTTGAACACTGCTAGTGTGTCAGTAGATGTTGCTGGTGGTCGTACTGCGCTGCAGTTTGACATCTTGCGACAGGGTATTGTGTCTGTTTCCAATTTGTTAGACAGCGAAGGAAAAGAGGTAGCATACCCAGGACCAAAGTCACCTCCATTGAAGCTTAAGAATTGGTTTGCTCAATGGATTGGATCTGAAGTCAGAACTGAATTAGCTAATGTCATCATTGAAGGATCAACGGTGACAGAAGAAGACGCAAAAAACTAATTCTGCTGGTTGACACTCTCCATCAGAATGATGGCAAATTTCATACATCAGAATGCATGGCGAAAGGCGGGTGTCGGAGTCTCTTCGATACCCGCCATTGCTCTACCAAATTGGAGTACAAACGTCCTTTCAAGATAGGCAGAGCAGGTGCTAATCAGCGAGTAATAGAATTAGAAATGTGTCCAGCTAATTACTTAACACAGGATCATTTCTTCTTGTACTCTCTGTACAATCATTACAAAGAAGGCTTTCTTCCTAAATCAGGTGGGATATTATCACAACCAGCAATTTATGTTCAGGCAATGAACATAATTAAGGGAGAGATTTCTAGAATAGAACAAGAGAAACACGATAAGAAAACTAGAAAGTCTCCAGGCAGGACACGATAATGGGAAGAGAATACCATCTTGAGTATGTTCCATATAATTCATGGAACTATAGAAAAGTAAGGATATGGAAAGAACAACCTGAAGGCCTGAAAAATGTTTGGGTTAGGACTATAAAGGCAAATTGGGACGGGGCTAAGGTTGTTCTTGGGTTTTCTTTTATAGACGAAGAAGGGGTATTAAAGAGTAAAACAAAGACATTAAAGATACAGTCAAAGTTTCCAAGATTAGTCAAGCTAAGAACGAGTGTTATCTAGGAGAAAGAGATGGCTCAGGAACTAACCCTTATTGTTCGCGCTGAAGATAGAGCGTCTCAAGTACTTAAAACTCTTCAAGTGAATGTAAAACAAACAGTTACCGTAACTAAGACAGCAACTGCAGCTAACAAAGCGGTCGGAAGATCTGCGCTTACAGCGAGCAAAGGCATTAACTCAATGGCAGCTAGTACCCGACGTATGATTACGGCGGTCGCTGGCGCTTCTGTCATGTACGCAATGGTTAGGGGAGTTCGTGCAGCGACTAAAGAATACGTAGAATACAACAAGCAACTCCATAACGTATGGACGTTGACTGATTACACAGGTGAGAAGCTAGGCCAACTAGGTACTAGAGTAAGACACCTAGCAATGGATTTCAACGTTACTGCTTCAGAAAGCTTGAAGGCAATGTACCAGATTTATTCTGCTACATTCTACGGAGAATCTGCATTCTTGATTCTAGAAGAATCGCTTAAGGGTGCAGCCGCTGGACTTTCTGATGTTTTCACAGTAGCAGACATGATGACTACTGTTTTGAATGCTTACAATATGGAAGCATCCGAAGTGGCCCATATAAACGATGTACTATTCACAACAATCAAATATGGAAAAACGACGATGCACGAACTTGCAATGCAATTCGGGCGTCTTGCTGGTGTTGCAGCACCTATGGGTGCCGGGATAGAAGAATTATCAGCAGCAATAGCAACGCTTACGAAGCGTGGAATAACTACAGATTGGGCAATCACGGCTTTACGTCAGTCAATCATGCAAATCATGCGTCCTAGCACTAAATTAGAAGCAGTTATTAAAAAACTAGGATATACCACTGGAACACAGATGTTGAAAGCGCATGGTTTTGCAGAATCTCTAAACATGATCAATCAAGAAGCAAAAAAATCAGGGACTGGTTTGGAAGTATTGTTTGCTAATATACGTGCAGTTATGGCTGTGCTGCCTTTAGGAACAACAGCTGCAAAAGATTATGCAGAAAACTTGGAGAGATTTGCAGACGTTGAAGGCGCTGCTGCTGAGGCGTTTAGGAAACAGACTGAAGCTATCTGGTTCCAGTTAGGCGTATTAAGCACAGGACTTAAAGATCTTGGCGCAATAGCTGCTGAAGTATTCATGCATGACATGGCTATCTATATCAAGGACAACCTTGTGCCTATTGTGAAGACTCTCGCGTTCTACATAGCTATGAACAGAGAAGAGTTGAATTACTTCATAAAAGGTGCGGCGAAAGTTATTGGCGTAGTAATGATGATCTACGGATTGTCCAAAGGTTTCTGGCTTCTAACCAAGCCGATTATCTGGTTGATTGCCGCAGCTGGACTGCTATATGCTGTGTGGGAAACAAACCTATACGGTATCAGAGATATCGTAGACAGCGTCGGGGAATCATTAGATGCTGTAATAACCTGGGGTCTTGACATGGTCGGCTTAGGCGCAATGACTGAGTCTGTAAAAGGTTGGAGCAACGGACTCAAAGTTGCTATGCTTGCCGGTGCTGGATTAGGTCTTTCAAGGTTCTTGATAAGCGCTTTGTTCAAGGTAGGCAAAGGCGGTTTCTTCACAGGAGCTAGTGGATTAACAATGTTAAACATAGGCCTTGTCGCTGCGATGGCTTGGGACATAAAAAACAAGATTGGAAATATAGAAGAGCCTGGAGTCGCAGGAAGTTTGACTAGTGGGGTGTTCGGCGCTGTTCTTGGCGCTATATTAGGAGTGTCCGCTGCTGTAATCGCAGGGATGAGTGTAGGTTGGATCGTTCCTATTGCTGCTGCTGGATATGTATTAGGCTTAGGCGTTAAGATGTTTATGGATGTTGTATGGGATGTTGGCAATGGTCTTGGGGATGTCGAAGGACTGCCGTCTATAGAGGCGTTAACAACTACAGAGGCTACTGTGCAGCGGATCTTGCGCGAGGGTCCAAAAATGTACAACAGCGGTGGAAGTGTCCCTGGATTCGGATCAGGCGACACAATACCAGCGATGCTTGAGCCTGGAGAATTCGTTATCCCTAAATGGATGATGGAAACAGGATTTGGCGATGAGATAGCTAGAGTATGGTCTAATGGCAAAAAGATGGCGAGTGGTGGACCTGCTGGCTTTGCGGCTTCCGGCGGCGCTGGATCTTTCAACGCAGAAGGCGTCCAGAATCATCTAGACAAACTTATTAGCAAATTAGACACAACAACTCAGAATGTATTAGGCCCAATATCTAAATTCTTTTCAGCTAACGCACAAGACACAGGTGCGGTGTTAGAATTATTCACTAACCTTATCTCGTTGTTGTCTGCTTCTGAAGAGGCTAAGGTATACTTCGAAGATCTTATCAGAGATTTAGAGGAAATAGATCTTGATCCATCTGTTATCACTTTCCAAGAGGCGATAGATAATTTCACAAGCACGATAAACGATCTTCTTAAAGGCGAACTTGTAACAGCGATAAGAGATTTGCTCGGCAACATCTTTGGCATGAACGATGAAGCCGGAGAGGCTGCAAATTCATTCAACATACCTAAGCTGATGAAGCTTACACGCGCTGCTTGGGGTGCGGCTATTCCTGGACAATCATATGACGCAGGCGGCGGTGAAGAAGACACGACTGCTTGGGAGAGAATAGCCAATGGAATATTTGACGCAGTCGCGCTGTTGCTTGGAAACATTATCTGGTCTGAGGTAATAGCCAAAGTTATCTGGGCCGACTACATCAGTCCTTTACTTTCATGGATGTGGGAAACATTCATTGAAGGACCAGCTATGTGGGTCTGGGAGAACATCCTTGAGGGACCGGCAAATTGGGTCTGGGAGAATGTTATCAAAGGCCCAGCTATGTGGGTTTGGGAAAATCTTATCGTAGGACCGGCCATGTGGGTATGGGAAAACCTCATTGAAGGCCCGGCTATGTGGGTCTGGGAGAATGTCCTTGAAGGCCCTACACAATGGGTTTGGGAGAATATAATAGGTGCAGAAATACTAGACGGGATAACCGTTGGAGATGTTGCTTTATGGGCTACAGCTGTAACGCTTGGCGTAGATGCAGCAAGAGATTTTGGTTATTGGTTTGGGGAATTGATAGGCCTAAGTGAAGAGTCTACTGAATTTCTTGCCGATCTGTCCGGTATATTTGGAGGGGCATTACTTGGTGCCATGATGGGATATTTTCTTGGCGGGAATGTCGGGGCATGGTTAGGGTTAGCCGCTGGCACAATTATTGGCGCTGTTGCGGCGCTTGAAGACGGAAGATCAGACCCGTCTGCTTATTCTTTGCCTGGGCAATTCCACTCTGTATTATCTACTGGGTCTGCTACGATACATAAAGGAGAGGTGGTTGGAACACCACCTATGACTGGTTATGGGAACACATATCAGTATTTCGTAACCCTTCCAAACGTAACAAACGCAGAAGAATTTGCTGAAGAAATGGAAAGAGTTACTCAGATGAAGAATCTACACGAGACTGGTAATAGATACGGTCCTTACGAGGCATAACTATGAGAGACACTACAGCTGGCGAACTAATATTACTGCATAATCCAATCCGCTCTGAAGGGTATAAGGTTGAGATTATCAGGAAGTCTAATGATGCAATCGTTGATATTACCGATTTGGTAATGAGCGGGTCTGTTACGCTATCATCTGATAACCGTGTTTCTACGTGCAGTATAAACATAGAAGACAAGTATCCTGTTTGCAATACAGATGGCGTATCGCCTTATCTCACTGGATCTTCGTACAATACTCCTGATCAATTGTTATGGCCTGGAAATGAAATTAAAGTATACGTTGCTGTAAATACATTAGGCTCTACGGCGAATACATTCAAGATGCTCTTCCACGGGATACTTGGCGACGCCATTGTTCCTGGATCTTCTTCCTCTGGGAAAAAGACTGTGAGTCTAACAATTCGCGACCAAGCTAAAACATTACAAGACGCATTTATAAAAGGCGAGTTTGTGTATGGAGAGGCAGCTGGGTCACCTGTTGTAGCCGTAATCCAAGGAATACTTGACGATAATGTTACTGAGACACTGCACGTCAAACCAACTCTCGATGGAAATTATGACATCGATGGGTGTCCATTCGTTGTTACTCCTATCAAGGTAGGTAACTGTTCTGTGTGGGATGCAATCAATAAAGTAATTGGGACGACTGCATCTGACGACATAGGATATGAGTTGAGGTATAAGTTCCTTCCTAAAAATGATACGTCAACGACAGATAATGAAGGCAATACTATCACTATTAGTGCCGATGGATTCTACTTAACGTTGCTTGAGATTGACCAAACACAAACTGTTTCAGATGACAACATAGTAGCTGGGACTGATTCAATATCTCAGTATAAGATCAACGTATACGATGATACAATCAGGAATGATATTTATGGAGTCTTTTACGCAAGGACTACCAAAGAAAGAACAGAGATAAATGTCCAAGACGCCACGTCAATCGCTGCTTATGGAAAAAGAACAATGGTTATCGGGCAGAAAGACTATCCATGGATAGATACGACTGCTGAAATGGAAGCGTTGATGAGTGTCGCTCTTAATGCGTTAAAAGATGTACCTGCGACGGATGCATTTTCTACTCAGCTTCTGTATCATGTAGAACCTAACGATTTGTTAGGCACTACTCTGGCTAGATTAACAACTGGATCTGCTCAAGTGGGAATCACTAAGATTACACATAACTTTGCTACTGGCGGCGGCGCTGGGAGGAAGAAGAAATCATCGACAACATTTGTCGGAAGAAGAGACGCAGTCGTTGGCGGAACGATAAACCCCGGAGGCGGAGACGATCCTGGGACAACTGTAGCGCCGACGGTGAGTCCGACGGGATATTCTAGTTCATTTATCCAGGATGTCGATGGTTCTTATACTAGAACAACTCTAAATGTAACTGCGTTTTCAGACGTGTTGGTTGAATATTACGACTGGAAATATTCGATAGAATCCTCCGGCGAGTGGGTGCCTGCAACTACTTCAGAACCTAGTTACATAGTTTCAAATCAACCACCATCTACGAATATTACATGGGCCTGCAGAGTAAAGCTAGTCTCTGAGGATGGTTCAGATAGCAATTTTACTGCATGGTGTGCTGACCAAACAGCTGTCACAGCGAGTGATGGAATTGCTCCAGCTGCGCCTACGCTAGTCGCTAATGTCGGCAATCAACAATGTGTGCTGACTCTTACAAAACCAGCTACTGATTCTGATGGCAGTGCTAACACAGACTTCGATTATTTCAAGGTATATTATGACACTAATGCTACGGTTACTACTGCAGATTCTTTCATAACGACAAAGTCAACACAGTATCCTTTTCCAGCATCTGTTAGGACTTATTTCAAAGCTGCAGCTGTAGATATTTGGGGGAATGAAGGTGTGCTGTCCTCGATAGACGACGCAATTCCTACCTCTACAAGTGCTGACGCCCTACAGGCGTTGGCAGATGCAGCGCAGGCACAGTCAACCGCAGACGGCAAGATTGTCGGCTTCTATCAAAACGCGCAGCCTGGATCAGGTATGGCTTACGGCGACATTTGGATAGACACTAACGGGCATACGCCGAACACCACGGCAGACATTTACCGCTACCAAGATGCCACGGGTGGATACACGTCTGGCGCGATGACGTGGGTCAACGAACCTACGAGTGCGATAGGGCTTGTCTTCCTTAACGCGGCTTCTGCCCAAGCTACGGCTGATGGAAAGGTAACTACCTTCTACCAAGACGCCGAACCTTCCGGCGTTGGCGAGAGCGAGGGAGACTTCTGGGTCGATACAAACGACGGGAACAAAGTGTACGTCTACTCATCAGGTGCTGCTTGGGTGGCAACGTCATCCGCTGACGCCCTGCAGGCGTTGGCAGATGCAGCGCAGGCACAGTCAACCGCAGACGGCAAGATTGTCGGCTTCTACCAAGACGCAGAACCTGCTGCAGGCATGGCTTACGGCGACATTTGGATAGACACTGACGGGCATACGCCGAACACCACGGCAGACATTTACCGCTACCAAGATGCCACGGGTGGCTACACATCCGGCGCAATGACGTGGGTCAACGAACCTACGAGTGCAATCGGGTTGGTGTTCTTAAACGCCGTTGCCGCTCAAGCTACGGCTGATGGAAAGGTAACTACCTTCTACCAAGACGCCGAACCTTCCGGCGTTGGCGAGAGCGAGGGAGACTTCTGGGTCGATACAAACGACGGGAACAAAGTGTACGTCTACTCAGGTGCTGCTTGGGTGGCAACGTCATCCGCTGACGCCCTGCAGGCGTTGGCAGATGCAGCGCAGGCACAGTCAACCGCAGACGGCAAGATTGTCGGCTTCTACCAAGACGCAGAACCTGCTGCAG